AAGCCAGGATTGACCATCTTAGCATCCTGATTTTCATTCATATCTTTTTGTTTAAGTTTTAAACCTGTCTTTTTATCAACCTTATCGTTCTTGGCCAAGAGTTTGTCTACTTTTGTTGTCAAAGAATGGGCCCTAACAGCGCCATGAATTTTAGACATAGCGTTTGCTGTAGCCAACGGATTTAACGTAATGATGCCAACACCGACATCAATCGCCAAACGTGCTACCTGTTTGGTGTAGCTACTCTTACTATGGTCCATGTCTTGTGCGGTTCTTGTATCGGACGCACCATAGCGAACACTTTTGTCATTTCCTTTTACAACGGCTTTGTGCTTAGCGGCAGACAACGGATAAGGTGGGCCGTTTCGCTTACCCCACGACATACCTTTTATTCCATGGTGCTGTAAGCTATCGTCGCCAAGACCAGCAATACCGTAATAAGAAGATTCATATAACATATTGCTCCTTACTCGAACGCCTCTCTGTTTAGCTTGTAAGCAACCCAGGCGTCCATAAGAGCTGCTACATTATCGATTTTGTGCTCATATCTTTTCTTAAGTAACTTCCTATTTCCATTGGTGTCCTCAAGTGTGATACAGTTTCCCATGGTGAATGACATAATCTCTTCGTCAAACAAAAGTTTTCTATCCTCAGCCAAGTCCCTAATCTCTCCAAGAGGAACTGACTCTGTCTTAGCTCCCTGAATAACTTTCTCGACTCCATATTCACCGTGGTCCTTAACCCAAGCTTCAACTACTTCTCTGGCGTTATAAGGGTCATAGCCAAAGCACTGAACATCGTAATTCACAACTTCTTCAATGTACCTGATAAGATCCTCATAAACGTCGTTCATGTTGAGCGTAGTTCCTGGCATAACAACAAGAGTACCTTCTGCCATAAACTCATCGTATTTACTTCTCATAGCTCCGGGAAGCTTGTACAGAGTTCGCTCGGAAATATAACTTCTAGCTTTAACTCCGAAGAATTCATTAGGAAGTGGAAACAGAAATGTGAATGCACAGAAGTCGTCGCCTTGAGAAAGGTCTGCACCAAGCGAGCAAGGCATGTTCCAGTAGTCTCGTTTCTTATGAGGCTTTGTCTGCTCATACGTAAAGAAGTAAGTATAACCTTCCATAGGAATCCCGAATCTTTTGGCAAGAATGTCGTTTCTTGCTGCCGGAGCATTCTCTGCTCGTTCCTTGTCAAGCATGTACGTATCATACGTAATTGTCTTGCCGAGATTAGGATTAGCCTTAAGCCACATAGCAGGATTGTCTACTTCTTTAATGTCGTCAAGCCGGTAGTACCAAATCGAAGTATGCCAGCTGTCGTACTTACCTCTAAGAATGTCCATTAACTCCATTTTGATTGTATCACCAACAGAGTTACGAACTGTTCCTTCCGAGCTCATTGCAACAATCAAGTAGTCGTCATTCTTAGACGCACCCTGCTCGATTGCACCAACAACGTCTTCTCTAACGTCGCCAGAAAGCCATTCATCTATGGTAGCAATCCTTGCTCGAAGCCCCTGAAGCTTATCAACCGACATCGGCCTAATTTCCAGAAGCGATCCGTTAAGAAAGTTCTCGATTCCCTTCTTAGTTGATGCCAGCTTTGCTCTATTAATTCTCGATCCAGTAGTGTTACGAATGTTACCCTCGGTTAAGAACTTAAACCATGGACCTCTAGCTCTAATGATAGCAGTCCTAAACGGAGACATAATCTCGTCAGCCTGTCTCATTGTTGGAGCCGTAGTAATCTGATGCGTAGTCGAAGGGTCAACCGTTTCAAAGAATGCCTGAATGCAGTAACCATACATCGACTTCGCTGCACCACGAGCAACGATTAGATACTGCTTGTTTACAAGCCTTTTAAGTATTCGCTTGTTAACGTATCTACCTCCGTGTCCATCAGGGTTCGGCTCGTAGACCGATCGTTCGACGAAATAGTACCAGCCGAAGATCTGCTCACCCCAGAGCTTAAACGTGTCAAGCAAATGAAGGTCGGATCCGTCGGTTAAGGTAAGCTCACTTTCACAGAAGTTGATCCAGCCATTAATTGCTTCGTCATCGTAATAGATGTTAGGGCTAGCAATAAGCTGATCGATTCGGTTCATTTCCATAGAGATTTCCTGATTGACAGGAATCTCTCCGCGAAGAACCTTATCACGAAAGGCACCATAGTAAATAGGAGTCGCAGTATTTGAGAGCAAATATCATCAACTCCTAACGTTTCTTTTTATCGAGATCGCTAAGCTTGACGCTTCCATAAGTCTGTTTCATGTATTCAATCTGCCGGTTAACGTCAGCAACCGCTTTCTCGTGACCAAGATCAGATATTCGTTTTCTAGCAGCGTCTGCTTGCATTTTACTGTACACATAAGTTGCACCAGCGCCAGCCGCTACGCCAAGTGATCCATACTTAGCGACCTTTCTAGCTGTATTTAAAACGTCTAGAGCTTTGCCAGCTCGCCGTATCGGAGCCATTGATTTATCATAGTCAGCATAGTTCTTGTCGAAAGCTCTGTTCGCATCCCCAGCAACTTTGTTTAGCCGTGACTGATACTGCTTTTCAGACACGAGACCTTTATTTCTGTACTCCTGCGCCTTACGCATAGCGTCGTAGCCTTTATTAGCCACCACGCTGTCAGCAGCATCCAATTTGTCATTAATGCCTCGAGCTCTTTTTCCGAGAGCTATACTAGCGATACCAACCGGTAAAGAAGCCGCTCTTGTTGCAAGAAAAACGCCTGCTGCGCTCCTAGCAACATCAGTAGCTTTCTCGGCACGCTTCTCATACTTCTCAATATTTTTCTTCTGCTGAGAAATGTCTGCTCTGGCTTTTAATTTATTAAGTTTCTTTAAATCTTTACGATAAGCTCGTTCACCTTTCTTAGAAAGACTCCCGTCGTCAGTAAAGTAGCGATTACGTCCGGCTTGCGTGTATGTTCCGTCAGCATTCTGAAACCGTCTAACGCCCCATTTCTGGCCTTTTACGCCATGATGGTACAGACTATCGTCACCAAGACCAGCAATGCCGTAATAAGTACTTGCATATAGCATTGTTTCACCTCACTTCTTCTTAAACAAGTCAGAGACTTTTGTTTGTCTCCACTCGCTGTTACCATCTTTATTGGTAACCCATTCACCGCCGTCAAGAATCTTATAGAAACTGCTCTGAGCTTTACCTGGAAGTTCCTTGACTTGCTTCATGGTATTCTGTCGTTTAATGGTTGCCTCCGCCCGTGCTCTAGCCTCATTAAGTTCAGCCGTACGTTTCTTAGCATAGTCAACGGCTTCATAATGTTTCTGTCTAGCAACGTAAGCAGCGAGCTCTTGATCCTTAGTGCTAGCGCCAGCAGCCTTAGCTTGATCGCGAGCCTTGTTCATGGCTTTGATGGCATCAGCGTTGACTGATTTTTCGTAAGCGTCATTCCTAGCTTTCTCAACAGGATCATCATTGTCCTTAGGTTTGAAAGCATCCTGCAACCGGTCATAAGCGTTCTTAGCATTTGCGATTGCATTTCCAAAGTTAGCCATCTTTGTAGCAGCGTTCTGGATCCTTTCCATAGTGCTTTTGCGATTGCCGCCGTCGGCAAGATCCTTAAGCTGCTTCATAGTGTTAGCCCTGTTGATAGCATCACGAAGTTCGTTTGTAGACATCGTGTCTGCATACTTCAAAAGGGTCTTAGCATCGCCATCTTCAATAGCCTTTGCACGTTCGGCTTCAGCACGCTGAGCTTTCTTTTCAGAGATGGTCTGGTTTACTTCCGCCATTTTTCCACGAACTCGTTCGAGCATGGTCGGCTGTGAAACGTGCCTACCAGGTTCTTCTGCTTCTTCCTGAAACGACTTCTTTAACCAAGCTTCTGGTTTTACGTGGACCCCGTCAGCACGACCGTCTACCCAATTGTCTAGTGTTTTGCGTCCAGCCTTAGCTACAACGTCAAACGTTAAATCAGTAGAAGCACGATCATATTCTTTTAATTTCGAAAATGCATCGTCTTCAAGAGCCTGAACGTTAGGATGATTCTTTTTGTATTCGTTATACAAATCGTTGGCGATGAATGAATGCTGACGTATATCGCGCTTACCATCTAGCGCTTCCATTTTAGTAAGTTCTACTAATTCCGGATCGTTATCTATACGGCCTTGCTTCTTAAAATCGTTTACAACCTTATTGACAAGCGCATTATACTCAGGATCGTCTGGCCCCTTATCCCAGAATTTATCTTTTGCTTCTTTTACTTTTTGTTCTGCATTCTGCCAAGCCTCATATGCGGGACGAAGTTTAGCACCATTTTCCGTAACGTTGTATACTCGTTTTACTTTTTCGAATTTCGGGTTATACCCGTATCGTTTTCTTCCGGCATCAGTAAGTGATCCATCAGCGTTCTGGAAACGTCTAACGCCCCACTTCTGTCCTTTTATTCCATGGTGTTTTAAGCTTAAAGAGTAATCATCAGCTCCGACATATGTCTCATAAAGCATGTTGTAAGCCATTTTGATTTTTCACCTCCTAAGCTTTATTTATTGTTTAAGCCGTATTCTCTTCGGTGAATTGCAGCGTCCATCTCGTCAGCTTCCTCGTCTGAAATCACTGGAAGCCGGTCGCACGCCTCGTTGCCGATCTTGGCATCTCCATTACCGCCAAGAGCAAAATACGGTTCGCATAAAAACTTTAAGTTTCTTTTTTCCTTTAATGTTATTCCGCCGCGTCGGACGAACTTATCTGTCAAATAAATGATCTTGTCATGTCCCAGCCCAAGAAGCATCTTGCTTTGTGCTGAGTTCTTAGCGTCCTCTTTTTCCTTCTTACGGTCGTGCCGCTGAACAAGATAGACAACAAGGGACATGACTCCAGATGACGTTACAGCAGACAGTAAGGCGGTGAACACAACAAGCTGTGTTTCAGGACTCATAAGTACTCCTCTCGAAAAAGAAGAGGGGCAAACCAAACCGATGCCCCTCAAATGAAACCTTACCTATTGCTACCCATACGAATGTGTCTGATCTCGTCTTCATTCATCTCATTTCCCATAAGGCAAACCTCCTTTCTATACCGGGCTTATGATGTCAATGTCAATGTTCGTGTTTCTGGCCTGAATCGGCTGTGTTCCGGTGTTGCGAAGAGTCACTGTCTGGCAGCATCCAGCCCAGATCGAAATATCGATCGTGCGTGATACGTTGGAGAAATCGCCAACCGTCTTCTTCTCAGGGTTCGGGTTGTAGTAAACAAAGCTCACTCATCCTCACCAGCTTCCCTTCGTTTCTGGTCAGCATACTCAATGATTCTCCATTCGTTCTCATCTGTTGCTTCTTTAAGAGCCTGCAGTACAATACTGCTGGTTGGCGGATCGAAGATTAATCGAACCTTGCCATAAAGGTAAGATTTGACCTGAGCAAACAGAACTGTATCGTCTCCAAGAAAGTCGGACCAGGTTTCAGCGTTTGACGTAATTTCGAAACTCTCGGATCCAACGCCAAGCTGGTTCAACACTCTAATGTAGGTGTTAATGTGAACGATTAAGTCTTCGTCAAAAGGTGTGTATTCGGGAGCCGCGCCTAGCAGCTTCTTAATCGTGTCTAAAATGCTCTCGCTCATTGGTCACCTCCGTCTCTTATTGTTCACGTCCATTACCCAGTTACCTTCAGTAGCTTTTTCTATAAATTGGTCCCCGGTCAATCCGGCATCCATACCTTCTGGGTTATACTTAAAAATAGAGTATGGTTTCTGTTTGTCGGTATACTGGGATTTAACGCTAGCTGCCACTTCTGTAAAGTCGCTAATCTTATGTATGCCTCGTTTAGGATACATAGCAGATTCGAGCCAGTACTTTTGTCCGCCAAGGTCAAACGTAGTAAAAGTATGCGTGATTATACGATCCGGGTCTTCTTTCGTGCTAAGATCCATCATCACTAAATAGGGATCGTTTTTAATTCCGGCTTTGTTCAATTCGTTGTGTTGGTAATTAACAAAGTCCCAACAAGTACCTATCTTTTCTTTTTTAAGTTGATCCAACGGAAGTGTTCTATAGTTGTTCCAATCGAAATCTTCTTGCTCAGTGTTAATCCGTTTACCGTTATGTATAACGCCGTATGTCCATTCGTTATCAAGCTCGTTTGACAGTCCTCGAACGGCTGACAGCTTACGCTTGATGCTTTGATCTTTGGTGTTCCCGACTGGGTTTGTTTTTCTGCTTAAAGGATACGGCGGTCCATTTTTAACGCCCCACTTCTGGCCCTTTATTCCGTGATGGTAAAGACTATCGTCGCCGAGACCACTAATGCCGTAATAAGTAGATTCGTATAGCACTGTTTCACCTCCACGGACATGTATCATTTGGTTTTCGCTCTATTGGTAATTTAGGAAGTAAGTCTTCTGCGCCATAGTGTATTGCCTGATGTGTCTGAAAACTTACTGTGATAAGATTGTCTAGATCGAAGACTATTGATCTCTTCTTGAGAATATCTTCAATAGTAATTGGATTGATGTGATGGACGTAGGCTGCTTGCCCTTGAATCTCGAAATCGGGATGTGCGAGATCACAGCCATTGTCTCGTAATATCACCTTGTTTCTCACAGACCGCCATTCGGGGTTCCTGTAAAGTGTCTGATTGAGATGCCGGTGTGATCCGAAGGTAGCATCGCCGACATAACCGTTGAGCTGCAAATATCTAAAGCGCTCTTCGAAGCTCGGAATCTTGATTAGCTCACTGTAAGACCTAGTCATGACGGTCACCTGTGTTTAACATTGTTGAGGTGCTGCCTGACTGGTAAGACTTAACAGCGTTGATAGCCTCAGCCATCATAGCTTCCATGTTCTGTCCAGATCTGTATGCTTCTGCTTTCGCCTCTGCTACTTTGATCTGTGCTTCGAGTAATTTATCCTCCTTGCGTGCTCGCATAGAGCCAAGTTTCAAGAAATGTGTTGTCTCCTGGGACGTGGCTGTGCCATCTCGAAGTCTCTGAGCAACTAGATCGTAAGCTAAGTCAATCAATTCGCTCTCGCGACCTGCTGCGGTCCTTCGCGTACTGGTTGGCCCAGTATCGTCAAGTCCCTTTGGTGCCTTTTTAGCCATATAGGTCTCCTTTCAAAAGTCTATTAGGCGTCATTTACAGAAGCACAGGCGCTAGAATATCGGTCTGTTATCACTTGAAAGGAGAAAACGAGGTATGGCAATCCGGGTGCGGGTGTTCATAACGTCTATGCTCCTGTAAATGATGTCTAATCTTTGTGGAATGTGAGTGAATTGTTTCGAATTGAATGTGAATTGAGATGAAAAGATTAAATCGCTGCCGGAAAATATCTAAAAAGTTCTCAAAAAATATCCCCCGGAGAATTTTGGAGGACCGGCGCGATGCAAGAGGGGGTGTAAATTTTTTGACCCCCTCCCCCGGTATCTGCAAATATTCCCAGATCCTCAGCAACAATTACGAACGTCAACCCAATAATTGTGCTAAAGACCTGAAAATACTATGCAAACACCAGCCATTTGTTGTGTCCATTTGGGAAAATTATGGATGAATGGACACATTTTTCAAATGGGTACAACTTTTAACATGATAGTCACGATGTTTGTTCTTTAACCAGAACTTTGTATGCTTTATTCGCTAACGGAATAAGAGTATCTGCTTCATAATCGTAAACTTTCATGTGTAAGCCTAATGGATTCAGCTCTAAAAGCCTGTCAATTCCATAATTAACAGCATCATTGTATTCTTCTTCATCCATGTTTGATGAAGCTTTAGAAAAGTAAGCAACAATTTCGCTAGTGTTATAGTGCTTACTCATGTCATAAGACAACCATTCATCGAAATGAGTGAATGGATTGTATGGATTGTCAATAGTAGTTGCCATACACTGACTCATTTGTTGCCTCCTTTCTTAGGATTCATGATACTGTACACAGAAGACGACGAAATGCCAAGTCTATCTGCTATCTGTGCTGTTGTGTAACCAGAAGCGGACATAGATTTAGCCAAACTCTGCATGGAAGGCGTAATAGTTCTTGTATTACGAGGCGTTGCCATTGCACGAAGGTTCTCTGTTTTGGTGTTGTCTAAGATAGTACGCAGTCTAGAGTCTGAAATAGCTCCCGCCTGAATAGCTTCCCATTCTTTAGGCGTAATTTCGATCTGTTCCTTCCTAGCGTTTACCTTATCCCTTGCCGCTACAATAGCCTGTCCTTTATACTTTTTGATGTCGTCCTTGTCCATATCAGGGTTAGCCTCTTTCTTAAGGGCCATTACCTGATTTGCAATAAGCTGAGCCTGCCTCTCTTTAGGTGCATTACCGAGGGCCTTCTTCAATTTGTCATTGAGGGAGTCCACCTCCGCCTTATACTCCTGGGCGGCTTCCTTACTGTACTTAAGGTTCGGAGTAGAGAGCCACTCTTTGCGCGCTGCATTGCCCAATGCCTTAATATCATTTGCATACTGGGCATATACACGCTCCATAGGCTGACCAGGGTTATCCTTACTGCCACCAGAGGTCAGGGTAAAGGCATCATTGGTCTCAGCCATCTTGGTACTCTTCTGTGTCCGGGTTACTTCTTTGGTGAGGGACCCGTCCTTATAAGGCTGCAGGTCGCTATCCTGTACATATACCCGCTCTTTCTTTCCAGAAATATCATTTGAGCGAAGATAGTACCGCTGCCCGGTCTTTGAGTCTGTATTTAAAATGACCTCCCCGCCATCTTTAACCTTAACGCCTTTGATTTTCGCCTTTGTATACGTCTCATTTGTATACTCAAATATCTTTTCACCAGTCTTTGGATCGATAGACCCTTCTTTAGCTCTCCAATCCTTACGAACCGGAATATCATACTCAGAACTAGACCGCGAAATGATTGTTCCGGCTCCTGTGTGTCCGTTGCCATCGTCCTGGTACTTCTTTTTAAGCGAGGAAATATCATTGTCGATTTCACTCTGCTTGTAATTAAGCTTATGCTTTTCAGAGTCAATGATAACCATTGAATGACGAACTGCTCTTGCAATCTCATCTTCAGTAGCGCCTTTTAAGGTCATATCCGTGATCAGATTCGTAACCTTACCCATTTCGGTCTGCTTACGCTGAGAAGATATAACCTGCATTCCAGGATATCCAGGATACGCTTCCTTAGGATCAAATCCTTCAAGACCAGCCAACGGTTTTGAATTCTTAACCCTAACTTTTTCACTAAGAGGAATGACAACAACGGTGTCACCATCAAAGTCTGCTCCAGAAAGAATGCCTGCGGTATGGCTGTTAATGCCAATAGCGTCTGGTGCGTTGCGACCTATTGTTTTGTCTGCATCTGATCCGCTCTTGTTATTAACAGTCAACTCAGGAATTTCAAACTTTCCGCCATGAGGATATCTTATGAGAGCAACTCTCGTTCCATCCGGATAGTTAGGAGCGTAACACTCGTTGTTCTTGATGTCAGTAAACGGTAATATCACGTGGGTCTGCTGACCGGCAAACGGAGCAGCTTTTAAATCAACTGCTGCAGAATCGCAAGAATCTGCAAAATCAAGAAGAAGCTTCTTTTTTACTGTGGGATTCGTCAAATTGCAGATTTCTTCAAACTCGCGTTTTCTATCGTCAGCGGCTAACTTAAGCTGTCTTTCTGCAAGAGGAACCGGCTGCTTAGACAAGAACTGTGAAGCAAGGTTTTTGCTCCAAGTCTGCCATTCGCCTTCCTCTCTAACAACGTTACAAGCAGAAAGATGCTCTTTACCATCAGCTCCTTCATATTTTTTCTGTGTTACGCTAGCTCCAAAAGGATTGTCCCAGTTTACGTTTCCGTTCTTGTCGGTTTCCATGGACTTAAATACGTCCATCTTGTCCATTCCGAGATGCTTGTTAGTGTTAAATATAATGTCAACACCAGGCGGCATGTCATCTGAGTAAACGGCCATTCCTTTAAGGTACTTATTGCCTTCTACAGCAATCCTAACCTGTGCATACTGCTTTCCGCCAAGCGTTAAATCGTCAACGCCTCTTCTAAGCTGAATGAGACCATCTCTATCGATGCCGCCTTCTTCGTTATAACGTACCTGAATTCTATCAGGATCAACAGCATGAGGCTTTTCAAGCCCAAGACCGCCAACGTCACCATTCTTATTAAGAACAACACTCATCTGTCCCGGAAAGCAAATATCATACCGGTTTTCGCTAAGCTCAGAATAGCTCACGTCAGGAGCTGTAAGAACAGTCATCGTAGTTTTATGGTTAGTTCCCATCTGATCGATCTGGATAAACTGTTTCTTATAGCCATCTTCTTCAAGAAGAGCAACAGCATTGTCTACTCTGTTCTTATTAACGCCAAATGCAATCTCAACACCAGGACCAATGTCAACGTATTTCTTGTCGTCAACGAGCTGCTTCAAAATATCAGCAGTCTGCCTATTAAGATTGGTTCTCTGAGCACGGCTTTCGTCAAGAAGACTTCGTACGGTAGACTCATTGATGCCCATCTTTCTGCCGATCTCGGAATTATTCAGTCCTTCTTCCTTGTACTTCTTGGCAACTGAAATGTCATAGGCACGTTTCTCTGCCTGAGCGTTAGAATACTTGGCTCTAAGCATCTTAATGGAAGGATTGCCAAACTTGTCTACAACGCCAAGCTGTTCAGCAATCTGTTTTTCAGTAAGACCGTCAGCTTTGCACCTCTGATAGCGGCTATAAAAGTCGCCATATCTCTGGTAAGGATTCTCACCGGATCCCCACGGATACCGTCCTGAATGACGTTTGGTTCCATAGTGCATCAAAATATCATTCATAGCCATTTCCTCCATCTAACTGATTCATGATCTGGTCAAAGTAAATGATCGTGTCCATGATCGGTTTGATCTCTTCTCCAGCAGGAGTCGCCTGCAAAATATCATTTCCCTGATAAATGCGAAGCTCATGGGAGATCTTGTTCGGATCAATCTTATTTTCTAAGCAATAAAGCGCATCATAGATCATGAGCTGTTCGATGTGTGTCGGACTTGTTCCGGTCTTCAGATCAAATATCATTAACGAGTTGTTCTGAAATCTGGTTGCATCAGAAGTGCCAAAGAAATTGTCTGAATAATAAACAACAGTTTCAGGATCCATCTTGAATCCAACAGCGTCATTTACGTACGCCATTACAGTTTCAACAGGAATCGACTTTAAGTTCTTAAGCAGTGTTCTACCAAACTTTGAAAGTCCATACTTGTCCGTGTAATACTTCTGAAATATAAATGTGCGAAAACTCTTCACGAGTTCTCTCTTACTGGAAACCTTATTTCCGAGTTCGATCTGGATTGCAGCCCAAGCGTGGAGCTCAGTACCAATCTGGGCCTTGTACTTTCCAGCAAGCTTTTCTTTGAATGTCTCTACATCATAGTTAAGCCATGCCGGTTGACTTGGACTAAACAGGGCGTGCTGTCCCCGAAGTTCTGAATGCTCGTTCCAGCTCATCAATTACTTCCTCCTTGTTCTCAGGATAAACAAATGCCGAGAAAGACAATTTGTTCATCTTCTCGACATAGTAATCTTGATTCGGCTGGTGATGTGCTTTCGCGCTTTTCTTCACTTCAAGAGCTGCCCATTTGTCTTTTCCAAGAACCATTAAGTCAGGAATACCCTGAATATAATTCGGATCGTTCTTCAAGACCATGCATTCAGGAAACCTTTCTTTAAGTTCCTTGATTAGTCGCTTTTGGAATTCACTCTCAATTGCCATAATTTACCGCCTTTCAAGCAAAATAAAAGAGAGATGAACGCCAAAATTGAGGCATTCTATCTCTCCTTCTATTATAGCATGTGATTTTCGCGCGAGGAAAATATAACAGGTGATTAGTCAACGTCGTAGTAAATACTGTCGTAAGTCTCGACCATGCAACTGCAGCACAGCGGCTGGCCGAACGGTTCAGGATCTAAACTACTAAACCGATCATCGTCTGGATGCTCCGAATCAATGAAGTCTAAGAAATCACTCATCTCATCATCCAAGTCTATTAATTTTCCACAATCAGCACATCTTACCATTTTAGTCACCTCCCAAAATATAATAGCTTGTGAGGTGATTATACAACAAGTTTCTTCAAAACGCTACGTTTTCATCTACCTACAAAGCTCCTTTCATTAAAATTCTTCTTCTGGCCAAGTGCTTTATAAATAGCCAAGTCAATAGGTGCTCTACTTCTAAGCTTGTAATAATACAAGTCTTTAAAAGTCGTATTAAGTCTGTCTATCCTACCTTCTGCCTGAGCAGTCATTCTGTAAGAGTATGACTGTGAGTAAAATATAATTGTGTCTGTAGTTATGCAGTTCCAGCCTTCGCATCCGGCACTGTACTGAACAAGGTAAGCCCAGCAATCACCCGAAGGCACGTCAGAATGAACTTCTCCGTTCCACTCACCAATCGTAAATCCAAGTTCTTTAAACAATTCTCGAAGGATCACAAGTTCATAGGTGTAGTTGTAAAAGACGATTACCTTCTTGTGTTCTCCGCAAATATCAATCACGGCCCGCTCTCTACTTTTATCACTATTCACCACCTTTCTAAGTAAGTAAAACAGTTTACCGGTCTCCTCAATAGGACACTTGTCATATGGATCCCAACGATCTCTCCAGACAGTCCTATAAAGCAGCTTGTCATATTCACAAGGAACCATAATTCGGTGCGGAACAGTTTGCCTTTCAAATTCCATAGTCACCAAAATATCATTCCTATGCCTGATCAGAATTCCCTGATCGATGTACTGTTCAATCTTCGGATACTTGGCGAACCTGCTAAAGACACAGTGCTGTCTTGTAAACTCTGTTTTGTTCTTGTAAAACCCGTTGGCGATGAATACCGGAATATAATCACTCCATGTATCGCCAGGTGTCGCAGAAAGCAAGACCCACTTGTTCTTTCTTGCAATGTTTAGAAACGCTTTTGTCCAGGCACCGTATCCAACAACTCTCTGCTCGTCAAATATAAAGAAGGCTCCATACACATTTGTGTACTTCTTGATGTTATTCCAAGAGTCAATGGTTACTTTGACGTTCGTCGTATTAAACCAACTGACTTCTTCGTCCCATTCAAGAGAGTCTCTCTTCTTTGCAGTAGTGATAATGTAAAGGTCACGAGGCTCTCTCATAGGCGAAGTCGATCCTTTTCCGTTTACCTTCATCTTTCCTTGGCAAACAAAAATATAATAGTAGGCAAGTGCTGTTCGAGACTTACCCGTTCCAACACCGCCTACTAAGATGCAGCCATTCTTCATTTTCTTTATGGCTTCAATCTGATGATCGTATAATGAGATTGCCATCAGTCGTCACCACGCATTACAGAAATGAGCTTTAAAATATCATTCTGGCACTGCATGTAACCTTTAGCCCAAGCAGGAAAGTCCCATCCAGGAACTGACGGTATCTCAATTGTCCGGTTCCTTATGATCTCGCTAATCGTGCTGAGCAATTCCTTATTTTCCTCTTTCATCTTTGCTCCTTTACTCGTCATCGTTAAACGATTCGTAATATCTTCTCTCGATATCATAAGGCTCTTCCGTCTCGACACGCTCTTCCGGTGTTGTATAGCCGCGCTCACGATACCAGGCTTCTCGTGCTTGTCTCCTTTCTTTGCGTTCTTCTGCCTGTTCCGCCAACCTTTTCTGTACCAAGTCGCGAACTAACTGGCTCATGCTCTTTCCGTCTTCATCAGCGCACTCAACCCAATCAGCCCATTCGCTAGGATTAACGCGAACAAGATGCCCCATTTTTCGTGTTGTTTTATTTGCCGGAGGTCTTCCTTTTTTTGCCATTGTGTCTCCTTTCACAAATTCGCATAATTTACATGTTGCATTTGGTCGTTTTTAAACCCTCAGAATTTTGAGTATCCGAAAGTCAAAAACTTTTTTAAAATAAATTTTTTTTGAAAAACTTTTTGAATTATATATACTCAATATACTCAAAAATACTTTTAAAACCCGCAAACCCGCATGGTTGACACGTTTTTCGGGGTTCGCATTACAGATACTCATAATTAATTATGGGTACACAAAAATCGAGGTTTTTACATATTTTTTACGCGACACCATTTTCAGTCTCGATTTACAGATACTCATAATTATTTTGGATATCCATTAATCCTCTCAAAACCCATCTCAATTTCGCTAATCAGGTAGTCACTTTTGGTCATTCCGTAGTGTTTTGAGAGAATATCAAGTTTGCGCAGAGTAGCCTTATCGACCCGAATGCACAGCTTATGATCTCTCCCTTCTCTGTAACTGCCTTTCTTAGGACGACCGGTTTTAGGCTTACCGACCGGAATCATTTAAGCAAGGATCCTGTATGGCCATTCCCGAACTCGGCTTCTGGCACAGCTCATAGTCAGCACGAATCACCGAAATATCAAACTTAAGCTGTTCGATTTCGCTTTGCAACTTGACAATCAGCGACAATAATGACGACATATATGACGAATAGCCGACCACCATGTCGTTGATCATTTCATCGACTTCTTTCTTTTCTCCCATACCTCTTCTCCTTTCATTACTTAGTCGTCTCTGCTAGCAGCCACGATTGCCATTGTAAATACACCGATTAAGCTACCTACAAAGAGACCTGCCACAAATATAAGTACGCCCATTACCGATCCTTTCTTATGTGAAATGCGCTTACGAACCCTATAAGAAATAGCAAACCGTGTCCAATGACGTTAAGAAAAGCCATCATTCCACAGATAGTTATAATTGCCGGCCACAAAATAGAAGCCAAAAGATAGGCAACTGCTTCATCAGGTTTCGTTGGCATGTCATACATGCAAAACAGCACGAACGTTACTATGATCCCTAAAATATAAAGAGCTGTTAACATTGCTCACTCTCTCCTTTCATTGCTTCTATTGAGCGACTCTAAAAGCTCACTATTTAGATCAACCGTATTCTCCCAACTAGCAAGAGTTTTATTCCACCCCTCAATCGCTCTTTTCCACCCTTGATCCATAGTGCAATTCGAATCGTGAAGTTTCTGTATAAGTTTCATGTCGAGCTGGTGAATAGTTTCTATTTCTTCTCTGATTGCCATAATATCTGTATAAATAATGCCAATAGCTACTAAGAACACGATCGCCATAATTATAAACAGCACTGTATAGTTCATTACTTTCCTCCATAAAAAGACCCGGAGAATTAACCCCGGGCCAAATTTTAAAGCCGTAAACAATCACTACGAAAATATAATTAGAACGGTGCCTCTTCCTCAGCTGCTTCCGCATAAGATCCGTACTTCTCGTTCATGCGTCTCTCTAAGTAATCGTCCTCTTCGTACACGTCTCTCTCCTGAGTTACGATGAACAGTTCATCGATTACCGGAATGCAATCAGGCTTTCTCTCATCCCACTGATACAGATGGAACTTAAAGTTCATCTCAGCGATCCGGGCAGAGTCGATCAAGTTAAAGTTCTTCTGAGCGACGCTAATGGACGGTCCGCTCTGTGTTCGCATCATGACTCTGGGCTTCTCGACTTCTTCGTAGTACTCTCCGCCGGTCTGACGGTCGATCTTACGAACGTTTCTGGTTCCCGGATACGCCTTGAACTGTACGGAATACTTAAATCTCTGCTGGAGTTCGTTTGCCAGCTTCTTATTCTGCATCAGCTCTTCCTGCATCTGCTTGATGTACTGACTCTCCGATTTGGACTTCATGATAATATCATACTCGGATCTAGGTCCGTTGATTACCACATGAACGTCCTGGAACGCCTTAAGGATCGCCATATCTTCGTCCACATACTCTCTAAACCACAGAGTGATGTAGTGAGCCGGCTTCTTATTAGGATCATAGTAAGGGCTACGAGTATTGGGTCTGCCCTCCATGTTCGAGTAGCAAATATCATCCTGAGTAATCTCCTCAAGGTAAATGCCAAATCCGTCGGTAAGTTTGTTCTTTCTCTCTACCAGTTTCATCATTTTCTCCTTTCAATCTCTACTACAAAATATCTTTCATCTCTCTGGAGCTCTTTTGCCAGCTCCTCGTCGACAATGTACCCGGCAACACTGCGACTTTCCAAATCATGAACCTCATAGTAATAGTCGCTAAAGAGCGGAGGCTTATCGTGTAACATCACGCTCGACCACCTTCCCTCCTAAAAACTTCTCGAGATCAGTCATTGCAGAATCAGAGAGTTCGCCAGCAACGATATGATCCGCGTTAATGTTCATGCCATCTCCATCCATGGTCAAATTGTCAGTCGTTTCTCTCTCCTTAGCAATTGCTTCAATCTCAAACTCCAAGTACTTCCTAGCCTTGTAAAGGTCAAGGAGAATATCATCCTTCCTTCCGGCACGGGAGATGTACTTAACAACGCATCCTAAGTTGTAGTTAAGTCCCCAGTCGCGAATCACATCTTTGGGTTCATACTTCCTTCCAAACGTGTAATGGTCAGGATTGTTCACCAGATCCTGCTTCAGATCCATCGCTATCTTCGCCATACTCTTCTATCTCCTTATCAATAATCTTAATGATTGCCTTTGTCTCTGCTGCAGCCTTAAGTGAGAGTCTCTTAAGTTCGTCATCCTCAACCAATGACGAGAGCAAATTGTAAATGTTCATCTGATTTGTTAACGTTTGTCTCTGAAATATCAATTGTCGCGCTTCGAAGTCAATCACTTTCTATTGTCCTTTCTTGCTATGCTGTCAATAAAGCCACCTACAAAGTCACCAATTTTTGATAGTTTCTTGAACACGTATAGGCCAAATGCAAGTACTAGAAAAAATGGCCAAATGCAAAAGCAAAGATACATGCATAGAACTTCGTCACCTTCTACGTCTTCAGGGCTGATGTGCCGAATAACTCCGTATGTTATTACCCCGCAAAGTGTCCAGATAAAAAAGATGCAAGCCAATTTAACTGCAATCACTTTCCATCATCCTCCTCAATCGGTAGACTCTTAATGAAGTCTAATAAATATAAATAGGTGCTCATTGAGATGTGAGGCCGCTCTTTTTCAGCAGCCTCGATCATTTTTTCTTTCCTTACGAACCCCTCTTCAGTTTTATCGGATCCCACGGTAATTCCACCTCCTCTTCGTCTGTTTCTGGCAGATTCATAAACTCAGGAAGCGGCTTTGGCGGCATTATGTCAGATACGAACCAGTCATAGCTGTGATCTTTGTCCTTGCAAACAGCGTTGATGTCATCAATTGCCTCATTTACTTTTGAAATATAATAGCTCTTATCGATGAGGTTCTCTTTGCCATATGCTAAGACGTTCTCTGCCTCTAACCATCTGTAACCGGTTGTACCAGTAGCTGCATATCTCTTGCCATCCTGAACCCGGTATAATACTCCGCCGCCACCTCCTTTAACAATCGGAGTAAACAGGCCAACTCTTCCTACGAACTGCAGGTCATGATGAGTCGGTGCTTCGTCAGAGAGCCTCTCAACAAGCATCTCCTGCTCACTAATAGCTGATTTCTCTGCCTGTTTGTCTACCATCTTTTTAAGTTTCTTGATCGCCTTATCGAGTTCATCATCAACCGGCTCTCCTAAGTCTTCGTTCATGTCCAAATATAAAGCTCCCTGCTGCACGCTCATGGTCTCGCACATGTCTTTAAACAGAATAGGCTCCTTGCTAAATAGTGTCTTATACACAAACGGAGACTTACTCTCATTGAACTGTGACGCCTTAGCAATGTATTTGCCATCTTCTGTTTTGGCAATATAAGCAGCATCATTAAGAAGACAGAATTTAACGAACACGCCCTCAGTTTCGAACTCGTATCCGTATTCTCTTCCGAACTTAACTACAAAGTCTTTGATCTCGTCCGTAGCGTTGGGGATCTTGATCGAGTCGGTCTTAATGTGGCAGACCTGATAGCCCCTTTTTTGAACTTCTCTCTTTAAAAGTGTCATAAAGAGTGCACCTCGCTTAGCCACGATGTTATCTTCGTTACGATCGTCTCTAAACTCGTTCTTAAAACCAGCCTTTGTAAGCCCGTAAATCGAGTTAATAACGATCTTTAACGCCTGAGCTAAGCCTGCAGCACCTTCGCTACTCAAATAGGGCTTTAAAGCGCCGTTAAGCAGGTTTCCTGCCGTCTCAAAGTCCTTATGTTTAATTGCGACTCTACACTTAACGATTCCCTCAAATATCTTTGTATACCTTGGCCCGAAAAGTCTCTCGGCAATAATAGAATGCGGGTGCTGAGACGAGATGTCTCCGTCCCACACCCAAGCATACATTCCAGGCTCTGAGTAAACTCTTCCTCCTTCTCCGATTACTTCTCCCAAATATAAGCTCTTCCCAAGGCCGACGCGTTCTGTCACTTCCTCGTTGTAGTACTCGGACCTCTTCGAAAACCCGAATTCATACCCCGGGAAAAATGGCAGAATCGACCAGCCTTCAGGAAGAACCTCACCTGGAATATAATCTCTGTACTGAGGCAGACCTTCACTATCAAAGACCCGGAACTTATAGTCATCTCCGAACTTCTTTACGTATTCCTCATACTGGTCGGACCCAACGGGAAGAGCCATGTTTCGATAGTTAAATTCGCTTTGAGGTGTTTTGTTGCTCCCAAATATAATTCTCTTAGAGAGGGTGTTGGTTGTATCATTAACAGATACCTTAATCATGCAGCAATCAACTCCTCTCCTTTCGTTTCTTCGTGAAGCAGCTTAACAAGGTCTACCTGAATCTCACGAGCCGTAAAGTCATCCTTTCTTGCATTAAAGACAGCTTCTGTAGCTCTAACATCGTTCTCACAGTACTCTACGACCTTGTCCATCATGTCTTCGGGAACCGGCTGATCCCACGGAATGCCCATTTCCTGATGATGAATATCAAGCCTAATCTCCCACTTCTTAAGACCCATCTTTTCAGTACTAAAGTCGTATACATCCGTGTACGATAAGTCATAAGCCTGCGAGAAGAAGCCTCTATGATAGTTGATCATCTGCTGTGAGAGGTCATAGAGCTGCTCGTTAGAATATCCAAGGGATGCCGCGTAGAGTATGTGATTGTCGTATCCCCTACAGTTAAAGCCTACGAGCTTGTAGTGAAAGAGCTTTTCAACGTCTTCCGGAGCAGGATTGACCATATGAACGCACGACGGTGATCCGGCATACTTCCATACGATGCAGAAGAAGTTAGAATAGACCTCGCAGTCAAAGAAAACTAACCGCTCATCCGCATACTTCTCTTCCTCATCCGAAATATCAATGCTCTTGTCTGTCACTTCAGGCTCTTCAGACTTAAATTTCATCTGACTTACGGTATTAAGGCACCGATCTGACTGATGCGTCGAGTTCAGTGCGAAGTTTAATACCCTCTGCTGCATGTCGGACACGTCATACGGCTTTCCTGATTCGTACATCTGATCGAGTAAATGCTTAATATAATCGACTGAAGACGTTGTATCAGGGTGATACTCTTTGTGGAGATTACGTATGATCATGGTCCGGAGCATTTTTTCTGACTTGATTCCGTCCCAATTAACCATTTTTGCCTCTCCTTTCAACGGCAAACCGGTATTTATTGTTGCGATCGGGAGATTGTTACACTTACTAAGCTGTCTTCTAATCGACGCATTACCAGTAAACACCTTAATTTCGATGTCTACGTCAAATATCCGTGACAGCTTACTTACATCTCCGTCATAAAAGTAATAAAGATGGATACCGGCACCGGATCTACTAAGTTCCCCATAAGTCTTAGGCCACTTTCTAGCAGCTTCTAAGTTCTTCTTAGGATCCTTCTTGCCTTCTCCATCTTTAATATCAAAGTCCGCCATAATAAGTTTTGTCTCACCCGGCGGATTTACATAGTGTAGTTTACTTGTATCAAGGTCTCTTAGAACCGTTGTTACATACTTCCAGCTTTTTTCAGGAGTTCCGTCCTCTTTTGCGTATTGAGAAGGCCAGTTTGCGAACAGCTCATCGAAGATTGACTCTTGCTCGGTAAATATCAGCCACGAATCCTCAGCTTTTTTCTCTGATTCCTTCTCTCCTTTGAACTTTACCCGGAATTTTTCAGATCTAAAGCCTTTAAATGTCCGCTCTTCTTCATCGTACTCTTTGAAGTAGTTCTTCATTTCGGTCTGAAATATCCTAAACGACGTAGCATAGGCGTTTGCGAAGTCACAATACTCCTTATAAAGCGCCCATCCACGAGAAAGGTCCATCTTATCAGCCTTCTTAAACTGCTTATAATAGTACGAAACGAAGTCATAAAAGTCGTTCGTGGCTGCCATCATCTCAGTTGGCGTATAAGTGTCATAGTAACTCTCGCCTAAGTCCTTATAAACCTCAAGACAATGGTACGCAATGGCTCCGAGCTCGAACTTAACCTGATTAATAAGCTCTTTGTACTTACTGTAGGTCACTTTTTCTCCGGTCGGCTGAATATCAATAAGTCTTCTTAAGATTCCGCTTTTCGCTTCTGTAATCTTTACCGGTTTATTGGTACCCATGAACAGGAAAGTGTTGAACTTGGCTGTGTAGATCTTGGTATACTTGGCGTTTACTTCCATTCTCTCGTGAGAAACGATGGAATTAAGCTTCGTATTATCCTCGATCTTACTGAGATCGCCATCGTGCTGAATACTAACCAGAGGATTTGACTTAAATGACTCGAGTGCAAATGCGTTGTTTGCGCTGGCCAGCTCTTTTGCATTAAACACTGAGGTATACCCGTCAAATAACCACTGAATAATATTAAGCACGGTTGACTTTCCTGTTCCTGCTGATCCGTAGAACACCTCGAACTTCTGAATGCGCTTTGCATCGCCACTAATAATAGCTCCGATGGCCCACTCGAACTTCGTCCTCTCTTCCGGAGAATATAAAGTGCCAACAAGCTCCTCGTACGCAGCAATAGAGCCTTTCTCCAAAGGATAAGGAAGGGCCTTTGAAGCGTAGTCCTTCTTAGTTACATTGGTGTTTGAGAATATAATTTTCTCATCAAGCGCCGTATAAGAGTCACGCACCTGCTTCTGTACATACTTATGCCATGTATCAAGCGACCCGGATCTTGCACTTTTCATGAAATGCACTTTGATGACGCTATCCGGAAACTTTTCTTTAAGTTCATTGCCCTTTTTTGTAAGCTCTTTGTCAATAAGTCTTATTGCTGTCCGTTCTGATGTCGACCAGAATCCAACATTTTCATCCCAGACGGCATAAAAGTCACCTCCACGAATCATAAGATCCTGTGAATCAATGTCGGTTCTAAAGTCCGGTTTAAGAACGATAGAACCAAGCTTTGGAAAAGAAATATCAAAGTCAAGGAAGTCAAGCATCCATCGACTCACCTCCTTTCTTATGTGTCTTTTTCATCCTTCCAGGGAAATATAATGTCGGCTGCATACGGAAGCCCCTCGATCCACTTGCAGAACTCTCTCCACTCGTCAAGTTTGTGATTCCGGCGAGACTTGTAGATGTTTGCAAGGACTTCGTAGTTAAGCATGAGCATCGACGTCTGCAGATATCCCTGAGGCATGAGTTCCCTAATTGCAGTAAACAATCTTGGATCTTTGGTCTCATTGTATTCCTCTCGCATTGAATTTAACTGTTTTAGCAGGCATTCCCACGTGTATGCATACTGAAATAAATCTTCATGTTCAGAATGCTTCATTTCGTATAGCATACAGTTAGCTCTTTCCGGCGTTATTCCGTAAACATTACTTAACTCGGCGCTTGTCATGCCGTTGATTGTTGCGTCAATATAAAAGCTAGATCTCTTATTTAACGGTATTGACTGGCAAAACCGTTTCCATTTAGTATAAGCTGCATGAAGACTGCTAACGTTACTCGTCAAACCTGTTTCTGATGCTTTCTGCATGTTTTCCTTCGGTGTAACCCACTCAAGGTTTTCTGCAGAGTTATCGCCTTTGTCGCCGTTAATGTGGTTAACTTGTGTTGCGCCTTCTGGTCGAGGACACCACAATGAAGCAACAAGTCTGTGCAACAAGATTGAGTTTCGATCGTGACCAGAGAGTTTTACAACGGTGTACCCTTGAGCATTTTTCCACATGGTTGCTGGTGCATCTTCAAACGCTCTGGTTCGTCCCGTACTGTAAGTATCGGTGTACTCGAATGCTTCTCTTATTACTTTTCCGTTTTTATAGACTCGGTACGTTCTGCCATTCTCGGCGGTGTACGTTTTGTATTCGTCAGTTTCGTACGGAAAATGTAATTCATACTCTTTTTGTGGAAGCGGGCTAAGCATTTCGTAGATACGTTCATCGTTGAAACTAAAGTCGTTAACCGTGTATGGCTTTGCGGTTCCTCTGTGCATGAAACTACAGCTGTTTCTTACAGTACCAACTTTATAAGCGTCAAGCTGCGGCCAGAAATACAGTGGTGCCTTAATATCAGCCCATACGACGATCATCCGGCGATACTTAGCGTGATCAGTTCCTGCGAGTGCAAGCTTTCTAGCCAGCTTGAGATCGTTTGGGCCAATCTTGAACTCACTGTCATCGTGAATATAAGTCTCAAGGTTAACAAATCCAGAATCGCACTTATCCCAGGAGTTCATGGGATTTCGCATTCCAAGGATTGCCGATCCCCATCCGGCGATCTCATTTAAGTTTATTGAGATCATTTTTTGTTTCTCCTTTCAAGAAATTATAAATACGCCTACACCGCCCGTCATATTTGCAGCGGACTGTGGTATGCACATGTCTTTCGCAGCTAAAGTCCTCTGTGACAAGTCTATGCTCCTCCGCTTCGAACATGTCACAGTCCTGACAATACTCTTCAATCTCCAGAGATATCATCGTTTTCCTCCTTGCCGTAGTACATCTCGAAAATATCCGGCGGCATCACTTTCTGAAGTCCCTTTTTGATCTCAGGGTCTTTCAAAAAGTCAGGATTCTTCATCGCCTGAAACAGTATGGGCGTTATCGAAGAATATAAATAGTCGTTGATCTTCTTAAGAGCCATCGTGTTCATTTCAATGGCGTCATGAACGTTCTCAATCGCAGCCATCATAGACAGATCGATCTCTACCTGCTCAGGATCGGTCTTTTTTCTTTTCTTTATTTTGTTTTTCAAATTTCGCCAGCGAATAGATTTTATGAAATCAACCATTGCTTTCCTCCTTGTGTATTATTTCTGACTGTGCGGATGGCAACCTTTTATTGTAACGATAGCTTTCGCATTTAATGTTTGTGCAATCAGTATTGCAATGAGCTTTACTAGGACGCTTAACGCCCAAATAGCCGAGTATAATATCTCTTTCATTGAGACAAGTGTTCATATAAGCGAACTTCTCTGATAATGCGTCTGCAATTTCTTTCAATTTTTCTTTGTATGTTTCTGACTGTGCGGATGGTAAAGCTTTTAATAATTTTGCAAATTGCTCACACTGACAGCTTGGGCACCAATTATCTTCTGCTAAATCGCATCCGTTTTTACAATAATTTTTAATTAATTCAGTTGCCGCCTGTCTGTCTATAAGGTCGCTCATCGGTGATACTCCTTTCAGAAGTGGACTACCTCATTCTTTTTCACAATATCAATGAGCATATCAGTTGAGCCCTGGTTGTAGCCGACACCGTAGCCAATAGCAGTTAAGGACGCCCCGATAGCAATTCCAAGTACTGCATCTGTAATCTGTCTGCGATTACGACTACAAAAGTTCTTAATTTTATTAAGCATGTTTTCTCCTTTCAAATATCAATAGTTTTCAACGAGGTACTCACCCATCTGGTCCCAGATAGGCACATTTCGCTGGTCAACTCTGGTTCGTCTAAGAGGGAACAGGCCACCCTCGCCGTTCTTCTTATAGGCTCTGCCAATCCATCTGCCTATAACAGTAGACACATACTGCTCGTCGAACATCATGTCTGTCTGGCCGACCAGTCCCAGGTTAGCAATCATCTCCCAGAACCACTTTCCGGCATTAGCTTTCTCGCCAGCTTCACCCATAATGTCGCTGTCGATTCTGATAGATAGGGCTACCATCATCTCTAAGACACTGCAAGGCAGGCGCATATCGCCTTTAGCACCGAGCCTTTTCTCGTCCTGCAAATATAAAAGACGGAGTCTGATACCATCGTCCGCCCTGTTTGCATCGGTTTCTGTTTGCTTACACCATACAAACTCGTGAGTAAAGAGGAATGTAAGCAAACTGTTATAGTCAGCCGCATTTACTGCTTTATATGAAATCTTTTTTACTAAGTACTTAAAATATCTTTCTCGATCCATCCTTATCCTTTCTTTTACTCGGGATGGCCATCGTAGAAGCTACCGAAGACTTTCACGATCTCGTAGTCACAGCACCGCTGATCGTTTCTCACGTAAATGCGGTCCTCATTATTGTCAACGAATCCGTACTTTGTAAGAGCGTCACCGATCATTGACTCGATCTCGTCAAAGTCAGCGACTTCTTCCTCGCTTTGATCTTCTCCGAGAGTCAAAATATCATCTTCGGTGTAATAGATTAGCGTCTGCGTTGTATAGTGAGGCTCTGACCCGAAGTCAGAATGTTTAATGATCCTCGGTTCACGGTGCTTTGCCTGCTGGTGCTCCTGCGTCAGGACCGATCCCTGGTATTCTTTCTGCGTTTCCTCGTCGTCTCTTGGGTGCTCTGATTCAGCCGGATCCGTATCGTCTTCCTGTTTGTAGAAGGTTGTGTAGTCAATCGGAACTGCTTTCTTGACTCCGCTACCACGGACAAGTTTACCTTCCTTTGGGGCACTAGACTGGTAACTCTGAGGAATATCTTCTTTCTTTTCTTCTTTTCTTCTATCATCTGCGATTTGCCCTCTCTTAACGAGTTCCTCATAGGTCAGCGCGTGATGATCGTAGTATTCCTTCATTTCTGCGATCTCATCATCCGCTTTCTTCTCGAATTTCTTCTTTACGAGAATATAAGTAATGCCAGATCCACTGGCAGCTCCGATCGCAAATGTAATCAAATACTTTATTAAGTTGTTCATGGTTTTCTCCTATAAAATGGATGTGAAAACGTTATACAGTATCGTCAAAACGATCCCAGCTATCAGGATCTGTGCAAGACCAATACTGATAGCCAGAACCAATTTAATTACTGCCAAGAATATAATGCAGCTTAAGACAAATAACAGCATTTAATCTCCTTATGCGCTTGCAAGTCCAGCTCTGCCAAGAACCGGTTTCTTATCGACATTAAAGTCGAGCAGAATGGATCTCTCGGTTCCATTGACAAAGTTCCTTGCCGCAACGCTATCCTTGTTAAAGATGCCGAAATCGACATAGTTGCTTGATCCCATTTCCTTCGCTTTTGCCGGATCCTTATAGTAAACCCAACCCATGATCTGACCGGCCTGAGTTTTCTCCATTTCGAGCATCTCATAGACCTCGTTTAAGAACAAATATCCACGAGTCTGCAGTCTGTGATTTGCGAAATTCTGTTTTAACTGCAGGAACGTACGGTTGCTTTCCGGATTCTTTTCCCAGTTAGGATTACTCTCGTCAAAGAACTTGGCATAGGTCGAGTAAGTTACTTTCTCTTCCTCAGCTTCCTTGACTTCTCCGTCCTCTGACTTAAAAATATCAGAGGAAGCCTTCTCTCCTTTAAGTTCGGAGAGCTTATCTTCGCCAAACTCCTTAACGATCTCCTCTTCAAGGTGCTCTTTGTCCTTAAGAACACCGGCATATGCAGCTGCCATGGATATAAATCTCTTCTTAACGATGCCGTGAGCGCCAAGGAAGCACGTGAAACCGCCGATCATAAGAAGCAGAGTCGGTCCGTAGCATTTGATCCCCTGCCATACGGTGTCAAGGTACACGCTTTTGCGATACTGCTTCACGTCAATATCAGCGTTCTCCCCTGCTGTGCCATTCGCCTGCTTCTCCTCAACCAGTTTGAGCTTGTCAAGGCGCTCGTTGTGCTTCTCGATTACCTTCTGGAACTTAAGCGTTCCTCTGCAGGCAGTAATAACGCTGCCAATCATCGAAAGCCCGCCCATTGCGAGCAGAAGTTCCGGAGAATGCTCTCTTCCCCAGAATGTAACCTTACCAACTGTGCTAATCAATGCTGTTTTGATACCCATCATTTTCTCCTTTCACTTTCTCAATTCTTTCCATAGCAAATATCAATGATCACTGAACTTCTTCTCGATCGACGTATAAATCTTGCCAACCGACTCTAAGTTGTTGTTGAACTTCTCCAAGACGTTTTCCAACTCGTCATGGAACTTTTCTGCTGCTTCCTGAGTCGCGTCTGCGATTACCCGCTTCTTTACGTCACTCAGATCAATCCGCCCGACTTTTTCTTTAACCTGCCGGGTCACTTCGCCCTTAATATCATCGTACTGTTTGTTGATCTCAGTCTCGATCTGGGCCTTAAAGCTCTTTGCAATCTCGTTGCTGGTCTCCTTAGCGACCCTTGCAACGACATACTGAGCTTCCTTCTTGACCTCACTCTCAACAGCCTCGTTAACAAGTTCAGTTGAAATGTCAACTTCAATGTCGGAATCGGCGATGTCGTCAACCGCCTTATCAAGTTTGTCGCACACCTTCTTAAGTCTCTTTCCGGACAGGTATGCATACGCCGCGCTGCAGATTGATACACCCACACAGAAAATATCAATCGCCAACCTCACTTCTCTTCTCATTTCTTCTCCTTTCTTTATTTAAGTGATACCGGCTTCGGCAAATCGAGCCAGTAACCACTAGCAACCCGCTTAATCGGGACATTGTCGAGGTTTGTCCAACCCCATTTATTGTCCATGTAATCTGCTCCGGCTTCTTCTGTGCAGTCAAGAGCGTCATAAAGTTCTGCTACAGACACGTTTCCGTATGTAGCGATCGCGTGTCTGAGCGTGTCTAAGAGATCCTGAGCCGAAGCCCTATCTCTCATCACGACATCTCTGAATGAGAATCTCGGAACGCGTTCGCTCTGTGCCGGCTGTCTGCTTTTAGCTGAGTAGTCGTTATACGGTGTTGTAGTGATTGAACGAACTAAACTGTTTGTGAACGTCCGCTCCGAGTATCCTCTGCTTCTTCCTTCGCCAAGAAAGAGCTTTTCGACACCGCCAACCAAAATATCAACAATGAAGTTACGGATCGTAGGGACAATGAGCTCCTGAACCAGCGACTCTTTAACCGTTCCGAGGTCCTCAGCAATGAAAACATCTGCAAATTTTCTCATCGGGGATTTTTTCGGGTTCGAAACAAACCCGCCAACCTTTTTAATCGGTCTCGTTTGTGGCTGGTTTTCACCTGTAACCCTGCTTATCTCACTTCGAACCAGGTCGTCTATCATGTCTTTCCTTTCCGGAGAAAAATATAAAGCCCAGATCTTTCGACCTGAGCCTCATATCGAACCTCCTTTCAATAATTATTCGGTTTCGTCAACGGTTTCAGTTTCCATCTGGATCTCAGCCATCTGAGTATCCGGGAACTGCGGAGTGTCCAGCACATTCAGAGCTTCATAGTTCTTGCTGGTTCCCTGCTTGAAATATGCTGCAGTACCGAATACAGATCCTGCAACGAGCAGTGCTCGTCCTGCAATCTTCATCGGTTTGCTGCAAACAACTTTCTTTGCAGTTTTTCCAACTTTAACCAGGAATTTCTCCTTCTTTTCCTTTACAACTTCCTTAGCTTCACCTTCAACCGGTGCCTGATTTTCCATTGCTTTCTTTTCGTTTTCCATTGTTTTCTCCTTTCGAATTGAAATATAGGTTTCATTATAGGCTGTGCATTTTTCGCGAATCAGTCCTTAGGTTCGTATTTCACCGGTTTTTCTGACTCTACGTTGAACCCGTAATCAAGGCACTCGTTGCACGGGTCTTTCTTTTCTTCCTTGTCCTTGTGCTTGCAGGTCGCGCAGTACTTGTTAAAGTTTACTTCTCTATCTAAAATATCCATTACTCTGCTCCTGTGCTTCCAAAACCGCCTCTATCTTCGTTCCCTAAGCGATCTACATAGAGAATATCAATAGCGGGCTGCTGCTTGATAATTCTAAACTGGCAAATCCGGTCGTTCTTGTGAATTTTAGTATGCCGAAACGCTATTACCGGGAACGACCACTGATCGTTATCTCCCTTGTAGAGATGGTCGATGATACCGATTCCGTTTGCAGGAAGGATCCCCCACTTCTGAAACGTAGAGGATCTTGCTGCAACAATAGCTTCGTATCCGGAGGGCAGCGCCATCGCCACCCCCAACGGAATCTTCTTATACTCACCGGCTTCAAGTGAAATATCGTCGGCGGCTCTAAGATCGATCCACTCTCCTTCATGAGCAGCATCGATTGCCTTAAGTCCGTCAACTAATGTCTTAATCTTTACAGCGAAGCCCACTTTACCATCTCCTTCCTTCCCATTTCGTGCAGGGTGAGTTCTTAAAGCCAATAATTGTGTAAGCTCTCTCACAGTCGTCGAGCTCAGCTTCTGTAATCAGGTCAATCTGGCCATAGTCCATGTTCCAGCCAAGCTCCTCTCCGGCTCTGATCGTCGGAAGACCAATGTAAGCGTAGTATTCATTAAGGCTGATCCACAGCTCGTTCATAAGCTGATAGTTGAGATCATTAACCGCCTTACGAATATAATTAATGTCCGAGTAGAAGTACCGCCCGGACCATGAGTCATAGAACACATCTGTACCATGACCGGTTGGCTGAATCGACTGTATATCGTTAACTGTGTCGTAAACGACGTGACTTTGAGCAATATCTTTCTTAATCGCAGCCACCTTTTCCGGATCGACGTTTCTTTCAATGCTCTTTTCAAGTTCGTCCTTAGCCGTGATTGCCAGCGAACAAGCACTGGAGAGCGAGGATATAACGTCTCCTGCTCTCTTTCCGGATGCCAGCGTAACGCCAACGGATACCGCGGTTGCCATTGCTGTTCTTGCCGCAAGAGGTGCTACTGCCTTTACTTTTGTCAGGTTGTCTGCACCCTGCTCGTTAAGCTCATCAAGTCGCTTTGTAATCTTCGGTGTATCCTTGATCGCGAAGTACACTGCTGACAGAGTACTTACCACGATGATCCCGGTTCTGATCCCTACCTCATGTTTTCCGAGTGCCTGAGTCAACTTGTTTACGAGTTTGAATTTCATCTTCTTTCTCCTTTCGATGTGAAAAAATAAAGAGAACGATTAATTCGTCCTCTATTATAGCGGTTGATTAAATCGCGAAATATAAACGCAAAAATGAAAGGAGCTGTAAAAGCTCCAATCAGATAAACCTCCTTTTTCTTTACTTCGCCAGTTTAAGTTCAGCAATCCGCTTGTCGATGCAAGATCTGTGCCGCAATTTTGGCATCATCTTGCGACGGTTCTCGCCGAGCATTTGAGCCGTCCACCACAGCTTGGCATCCTCGAGCCAAGATATCAATACAGTCGTAGGGTCTGCCGCCGTGTCCATGGAAAGAATGCTAAACCATTCTGATCTAACAAAGTCCTCCAAGTCATCACGAACAACCAACGCCGGCTGTAATGGTGTCTTTAACTCACCATGAATACCGTAGTCGGGTGCCGGAATCTCTTCCTCGTCCTTGTAACACATCGCCATAATATAGTCCATCTTTGCCTGTTTTATGATCTCGCCTGCAAGTGTCACTGCACCAACATTATCGAGTGTAATTGTGTTATTCTGTGTCATTTTTATTCTCCTTTCAAATGAGATTGTTAATTTATTCTCATTATAGGAGCTGCAATTTTCGCGAAAAATATAAAGCCCAGATCTTTCGACCTGAGCCTCATATCGAACCTACTTTCTATTTTCCGTAAGCGGGGTTGAACGGGTAATATTTGCCGTCTGTCATTTCCCGTGACGGCTTGCAGAAGTTACAAGTTCCCTTCTTACCTGTTTTGGTAAGCAAGGTACACTTGCCGTTTTTCTTTGCAAAACATACGCGGGTCTCCCGACATTTTGGTTCCTTTACCATTTCTTTCTCCTTTCATAAAATATAAATTTAGTTTCATTATAGGAGCTGCAATTTTCGCGAACTTTAGGCCCATCTAATCTCATGGCATTGCATAAAAGAGTCACATGGAACAAGGTCTGGCGATAGCGTAAAATATAATCCGTTCTCCTTATCCTCTGCGAGTCCATGAGTAAATGTAAGCCATGTAACGCCGTTCTCGAACAGACACTCGACATGCCATCCGTCAAAAGCATTACTTGCAACAGGGTCAATACCTAAGAAGCCACACCAGTCTTCAATAGTTGCATATTCTCCGACGTTTATGGCTTCATTAAGCTCTAACTCAGCTACACGTACTTTTTCAGGCGTTGCCGTAAAGAATGTCCCGGTTAGCATGTCTTTCCATTTAACCGGGGTTCCTTCCAGTTTCTTAAGCAAATTATCAACGTCACCTGGGCTCATATCCGCTCCTCTTTTTAAATGCAAAATGAAAGGCCCCGGATCGCATAGCCCGCTCTTTTGAAATAGCATTTGCGTTCCGAAGCCATTCGTTAGCTTTGTCGTTTTCCTCTTTTTCCTTTAAGTATTTTTCACACTTGTCATGACAAGCAAGATGTCTCTCCTGGCACCCTTTACAGCAATTTATCATTTCTCTTACGCCTCCTCTTCAGCGTGTGACATCGTCCATGGTTCCCACTTATCGCCGTTCACGCAGTCACGATCGCACGGAGTATCGACATCCTTGAACCACTGGCAGGAAAGACAGGAATGACGGTCTTTAGTCACAATTGGTTCCCAGTGACAGTCGTCCTTGCAGCACCCGTCACAGTGCTCACTATCCCACACAGAAGTGCCATATCTGCAAGTTCCGCAGTTCATACTGGTTTTGTAATTATATGCCCAGTAGTGATTACGGCGAGGCGGAGTATACACTCTCTGCTGATAGGTATACTGTCTATACTCTGGCTGCTGACCGTGGCGGTGATAGGCAAAGAGCAGATAGTCAAGTTTCTCAACAAGATGATCTTTCCACTTTGTCAACGGCGATCGATCGAGCCCTCGCTCTTCATGTTTAATAATGTTAAGCACGTTCGCTGTTCCTGCAATAAAGCCTACAGCAAAGCCTATGAGTAAACTCTTTTTCATTTTATTTCTCCTTTCAACTATAAACCTCTACATTTTCTGCTTTTCTTCCGAATGTTAACCGGTACAGCACCCGGTCGAGCAGGCTAAACTCACTCATAATTACCGGCTGCTTCTCCGATTCACTCACTGGAATATAAACAACCTTATAGGTCTTGCCTCTGCTAATCATCCAGTGCTTAGCCTTAACAAACGTCTTGTCATCAGTTACGATCATGATCCCCTTAGCTTTCATACTTCCCTCCAAATGAAAAATATAAAGGCCCAGAATCTCTCCTGAGCCTTGCAAAACTTTGATTAACGAGTTACAATCACTTCAGGCCAAGAATGCTTACGACCTGAGCTTCAGTAAGTTCTACTGCGTTGGCGATCTCCCAAATCGCTCGACCTTCATAGTAGAGCTTCCAGACAGTTTCACGCCGTTTATTCGTGATTCTGGCCATTCTATCACCTCCTTTAGTTAATCCTCGTTAACAGTTTCATTAAAGGAGGTGAATATCTCGCGGTACTCTTCTTCTGTAGCAAATAGTCGGTAACGGTTCTCCTGCGGAATCCAGCCCATATAGCCGAACCCCACTAAATATCCTTTCATGCGTAAAGCCTCAGAAAACCAGCACGAGATGCTATCTGCTTGTACTCTTTGCTAGTTGCATAGAAAAAGACGGCAAAAGGATTAATGCTGTCATCAGCAAAGTGGCACTTAATATTCATGCCCATGCAGATCATCATCACGTCTTTAAGTCTCTTCTTGTCCATACTCGCAATCTTGTGCCACGATCTCTCCATCGGTACCATCGTTTTCTCCTTTCCTGTTCGCAAACAACCAACTTTTTTCTAAGTACTTGAAATATAAATCAGAGAGCTCCTGTGCCATCTCAACGGCAAGCTTGTCCATTCCCGGACGCTTTCTTATGTCATACGTGTTCGGCGAAACCAGCGCCTTTGCCACAAGCCCAGTGATTTTGTTCCAGTCAGTCAAGCCAATCTTTGGTGGAGGATACTTATCTGCGTCGTCCCCATAATGCAGTTTCATCCACCGTTTTACATGCCTTTCACGAATATCAGAGAGCGGCGTTTTTCTCTTCGCGATCGGTTCTCTTGCCATTCGCTCCTGAAACTCTTTAAAGAGGACTTCCGTTTCTTCTTTAGTGAGCATTATTCTGCCTCCGTTCCGTGCCTTCTGTTATAGTCTTCATCCATCAGATGGCCGCAAAAGGCTCCCAGTACAAATGCTCCTGCACAAACGATAGTTCCTCCAATAAATCCAATAGCTGTGATAGTTGTTTTCATTCTTTTTCTCCTTTCAAATTCAAAAGTTTTTCTAAATATCCACCCGGGGATTTTTTCTAATTTGCTTTTTTACTTCTCGCTCGAATCTTTTCCGGCCAGTAAAGCGACTTGAGTAAGTTGGCAATGTCTTTTCTAAATGTATCGACGTCAAAGCCGTCGTCAGTTCGATATGGCTTTTCCCAGGATCCTAAAACATAGAGAAGAGCCTTTTGCTTGTCTGCAGAAAGCTCTTTGATTTCGGGAAGGGGCTCTCGTTTCTGTCGTCTGTCAATTTTTGGCTTAAATCCGCCGTTGAGCAGGTGCTTAAGGTTAAATAGATCGTGTGGCCCAGCCTGTTCGAAAGCGTCAAGAACTATTTGTTTCTCCTGCTCTGTGAACTCCTGCATTACTTCGAGCACAGTCTTATCGTCTTCCATTTCGTCCTCCAAAAATATAAAGCCCAGGATTTCTCCCGGGCCTTATGGCTGTTGAAACTACTTCATCAAGTTAAGGTCTCTGAAAATCGAGACATAGCTTTCTCCGTTGTTGTAACGCTCATCGATCAGCTCTTCCTCCCAGCCTTTAAGGTTTCTTTTGGCATACACGTGCCGGCCTGTTCTGGGATCGTAGAAATCACGGTTTCTGCGAACGGTTTCAGCGTGAGTACAGTAAGCTTTTGTACCCTTTGATACAATACTTGCTGCAACACCGCCAAGCGTTGCCGCTTCGATCGGATGCTCTAAGATCCAGTTTCCGGCTCGTGCTGCCTTGTCCTTAATCTTGTTCCAGGTGTTCTTGAGCCAAATTTTGTGTTTTACTTCGTCCCAGCGGACAGTTTTCTCTTCCATTTTCTTCTCCTTTCGTGAATCAAAATATAGTTTCATTAAAGGACCTGAAAATGTCGCGAGAAAAATATAAAGCCCAGGATTTCTCCCGGGCCTTACGGCTTGTTGAGTTACCTTAAGAACGGTAACTGAAGTAAACCGCCTTTCTTGTTATTGTTGTCATCACGAAGACAATCCTGGACAGCGATCTTTTCGCTGCTCTTTAAAATTGCATGTTCATCTTCATAAGCAGTAACCTTGTTGATCCGCTTATTTCTGCCGAACTCCCCAAAGGCAAACATGCCTACAGTTGCGAGCAAACTTGCAATACTTATGCCTGTCTTCCAAGCGTTGCCTTTCTTCTCGGTCTTATCCCGTTCCGCCTCCTGATCGAGACGTTCCCGTTCAAAGCCCTGATTTACGTGCTCCGCTTTGATGTCAGCATAGTTCTTGAAGTCTGCGTTAATCTTCTCCTGCAGACCTGCTACAACCTTCAGGTGTTCGTAAAAATGCGGATCACTAGGATCCAGTTTGTCGTACGCAATCAAAAGAGCTTCATTAGCTTTCGCCATCCGCTCCTGATAGTCGTCGTTGAACCTGACATTTTCTTCCATTTAGTTTCTCCTTTCTTAAATCAATTCCTAAAGTTTCTCACTATAGGAGCTGATTAAATCGCGAGCAAAAAGAAAAGCCCAGGAATTAATCCTGAGCCAATCTTTGAACCTCCTTTCTTTACCGTTTGTCATAGAGTCCAAGTTTCTTCCACCAGATCATAAACGGGGTTATGGTCAGATATGTAATCACCAGCAAACCGGCTGACACACCTGTGGCGGCCAGTGCCGTGTTAATATCATCTTCATGTTCCTCGTAGAATTTTCTGATTTTGTTTTTCATAGTTTCTCCTTTCAATTTTCAATAATGAAATATCGGTTTCATTATAGGAGATGCAAATTTCGCGAAAAGAAAGACCCCATGCAAATTGCACAGGGTCGAACAAATCAATTTCAGTTTTTACTTATCATTGACGATCAGCAGTATGCCAATCACAATGAAGCAAATTCCAATAATAGTCATTCGTTTTCACCTCCTTCCTTTGCGGGGTCTTCTGACTTTTCTTCTTTATCTTTCTTGAGGATAGCTTCAAGCATCACACTATAGAGTTTTATTGAAAGGTCCTGCAGCATGACTGTCTTATTAAGTTCTTCGTTTTTCTCATTAAGATCGCCAATCGCGTACAAGAGACCTACAACAAAGCCTCCATATAATAACTTTTTAATCATTGCTTTCTCCTTTCAAAATATAAATAAAGTTTCTTGTCATTATAGGAGATGCAAATTTCGCGAGAAAAGAAAAGCCCGTGACATAGCCACGAGCCAATCTATCATCTTTTGATAGTAACTGTTGTTTCGGTAACAAAATCGAGGGTTTCTAGCCATAAATCAGAAATATTGACATGTAGCACCATAGCTAACGCTTCATATCGTTCGTACGTTCTAGGTAATGCCTTCCCGCTTTCTATGTCAATGTAAGCGCGTCGACTAATTCCAAGAGCATCCGCCATATAACTCTGCGTGAGGCCGTGTGCCTGTCTCAATTTCTTGACATTGCTGCCAAATGTCTCTTTACTCATTGTTGTTCCTCCTTTAATATTACTTTCATTAAAGGACTTGATTAAATTGCGAGAAAAAAAGAAAGGAGCTGTAAAAGCTCCTTAGCTGTTAATTGTCAAGCAACGTGCATTTATCGTGCATTATTCTGTGCATGACAACAATCCATCCTATCGCCGCTATGATTCCCGGCGCGCCTACCAGATCATAAAGTTCCGATCTGGTAATTACTCCGACAAAATTAGCGATGTCAAGCATGACCATGCCGCCAAAGCCAATTGCACATAGTAATGTTGCTACTAAGTCAATAACTGCAATTTTCATTTTCTTTTCCATAGTTTTCTCCTTTCTTTAGAAAAAGAACACAAACTTAAATACAGCGTTAATAAAATCCGGAATCGCGTATGTGTAATCAATATAAGTGTTGTTGTCATACCAAAATCCCATCAGTTTTAACCTCCTTATGTTAAATGTTCATTATTTTCATTAAAGGATGTGTAATTTTCGCGAAAAATATAAACCAGTGAAAAAAGAAAGCACAGGATTCGAACCTGTAATTCCAGTTTGGTGTTTTCCCAATTAAACTAGCTTTCTGCGTTGATGCTCGCCAATTCCTACATTTTTCAATCTTTAAAATGCGATACACCATAGGATGTAGTTTCCTTTCACTATATGATGTGTAAATTTCGCGAATTCAGGCAAAACAAAAAGGCCCAGATCATGTTCTGACCTGAGCCCGTTTGTCGAACCCTCCTTTCGTTACTCAAAGAAAATCTTCTTTAATGATTTTCCAAGAATCAGCTTGGACAGCAGATTTGCTGTCAGCCATACTAACAGCAGTGTTACACCGTAGATCAGGAATGTCCAGATCAATCCGGGGAACAGCACTACAATCAGTACACTAAGCAGTATAATCAAGCCTGCAACTGTTTCTTTCTTCATATCGTTAACCTCCTTTTAATAAACAAATTTATGGTTCATTATAGGAGATGAATTATTCGCGAAGCTTGTCTAAAATATAAAACAGCTTCCTATACCGGTCGTACCAATAGTCCCTTCCACAGCCTATTCCCTTAGCTTCGTAGTAAGGAAAGGTTCTTCCGGTAGTTACAGAGTCAAACAAATAGCAGCCAATAGGATCGTTAAGCTCCTTAATTGCCTGCTCTAAAATATAAGTCTTTTGCTTGTATGATGCTCGTTTCTCTACAAGTCGCTCAACATCGCTTTTAATACTACCGGTTCTTACTTCGCTCTCCCTAACTTCCGGGTATAACGAAATCTCTTTTAATCCTTCGATCCACTCCGGATACTGCAAGCAAAAATGCTTTAGCTCGTAAAACCGGTGCTTACTTATATAGTAAGCCCCTTTTTAGAAATCTCTGCTCGAATCACTGTACTCATAGCTTACCTCCTTAAATGTAATATTTTTTACAACGAGCAGGGTTATTATAGCAAAATAAAAGGCCCGTGAACATGTCACGAGTCCTTTTGAAACGAAATCTGATTATACGCCAGGAACGCTCTCGTTTAATTTCATACGTTCAATCTTAAAACAGTACTCTCTGCGTATTGTTCCGTCCTCTTCCGTCCATTCCAGCTTGACACGATCGGCGTAAGTTGTTTTGATAACATTAGACATCTCGAATCTTAGAACTTCACGATGTATTTTCATCATTTTGTTCAGCTTAGATTCAAGAATATCGAGATCATCAAAAACTCCATAATACTGGCCATATACGAGATCTACCGGTTCTGTTGGAATTAGTACAGTAGTCCGCTTATCGTATGTTACTACGTATGCTTTTTCTTTTTCCATTTTGCTTCCTCCTTTAATAGTTAACGTTTCATTAAAGGAGCTGATTAATTCGCGACAAAAATAAAAGGCCCGTGAACATGTCACGAGTCCTTTTGAAACGTAAACGTCGTTAGCTAGTTACATAAAGCGCTCTTTGGGATCTTTTAGAAGTTCCTCCCAATCTACATTATAGACCTGCGCTAAGCGTACAAGCGTAGCTAACCTCTTTGGTACTCGTTTTCCGCTTTCAAAATAGTCGTATGGTAAAGCCAGCGTCAGAATCTTGTCAGCTAATTCATCCGTCAAGCTTACTGAAACATATGCGCACGGGTGAGAACCGCGTACATTAAGTACCACGATCTGCTCCCCATTGCAATTTTCAACGTGAAGAACTCTTGTTACTCCGCTGCCATCGTATTCCATTTGTTTCATTTTCGTTTCCTCCTTTAAACAACTAATTAATGTTTGCATTATAGCCTTTGATAAAATCGCGAAAAATATAACCCCGTGAACGAGTCACGAGGCTATAGATGCTACTCCATGTTCCTCCTTTCATCACAAAATCTGTCGCTATCCTCGATGAGGTTGTCATACCGGTCGTACACCTCGGCCGCACCTCTGTGATACCAGGAAGATGCGCGATGATAGCCTGCGTAGATCAAAGCAATCGCTGCGACAATAAAGCCGCGAGTCGATTTCTTGAGCTGCACGTTAGCTGTCTTTTCGCAATTTTCCTTGTATCTTTTTGATACGTATTCAATGTCGTCCAGTACGTTGAAAACCGCACCATCGTTGAAATGCGCTTCTTCTCTTGTCATGTTTTTCTCCTTTCTAAACATGTTTTGTTTGCATTATAGGAGATGATTTTGTTGCAAAAAAAAAATAAAAGCCCTGAAACCAGGGCCTCAAATCAAGTGAGCTTGACAGCTGCTTTCAGGAATTTGATCATAGTCTTAGCGTTGCCTTTTGACAACGAGAACGTTATTTCCTCATCACTGCTGACTTTGAATAGAAGCATGATAGGATCACATACGCTCTTCGTCGTCACTTCAACATTAAATTCTTCAAATTCAATAGCTTTCTTCTCCATCTTGTTCTCCTTTCTTGAGACGGTTTCAGGGTTTACCTCATGAATAGATAAGTCATCATAGTACAACTCTCTTGGCGGATCAAACGCACCATAGTTAGGATCGATCAGGCTTATACCAAGCTCTTTATAAAAATCGTTAAGTACGTCGTTAAAGCTATACATACCTTGCGTTATGCCTTTAGCCTTCCAGACTTCATTAACTTTCTTTATAGCCTGCTCAATATGTTCCCTTGAACTCCTAAAATACCTACACGTTAATTCGTCGTAAAATATCTGGTTGTCCATATTTCAACCTCCTTTCACTATACGACCGGATTAATTCGCGAATTAAGAAAAAAAGGACGTGAACGTATCACGCCCAAACAATTTAATCAAACCTGTTTCTGTTTTCATGTAGCCATCTAAAAGCCTCAATCGTTCTATCAGCATCCTCTTCGGATATGAAATCATGACTTTTTAATCTCTTCGATAGGTTGGCCATGCGCTCCTCGAAACTTGGTTCTTTCGGTTTAGGTTCATCCAGTTTACGTCCTTTCGCTTTCTCTACGAGTCTAAAATCAAAATTTGCCATAAATTCAGCCTCCTTTCACTATACCGCATGTAAATAATGCGAAAAAAAAATATACCCCATGAAAAACTCACGGGGCATATTCAAAAGGAGGTATGAAATGAAAAAGTTAGCGCTTCTCTATGCTAAAGGCTATGATCTTCTTTCGGGTCTGAGAACTTAAGTCCTCATCAAAGTGAATTTCGAAGAGATGCTCAGCCCCCTTATCAGTATTAATAATAAAGGAACCGACAGTTAGCACCTCATTCTCTTTGATTCTGTACCCGATCATGCTGCCTAATATAAATGCACAGACAAGCGCCAGGATGATAAACGTTGGTTGCATGTGTTCTAGTGTTCTCCTTCCAAGTTAAAAACTTTTTCAAAAATTCCAAAAGGCCCTCACGTTCGTTCAGACCCGCTGGCCTTTAAAAAGTTTTTCAAAAATTCCACTCGGGGAAATTTTCAGATTTCGTTTATGAAAGCTTCGACCTTTTTGGCTTTCAGAGCGTTTACTCTAGCCTGTGCGTTTTCTTTAATCTTAAAGCTACCGCAGATCACTAAATATAAACCGCCGCTGCTAGTTACAATGCAGGAATACCCTGAAGCTTTCTTCACGTTATCTCGCCTTTTCTCAGCATTTTTCTTAAGCTTGTAAGCGCCTACCTGAACTCTGTACGTAGTATTTACTGTCTGCTCTTCTGACTTTTCGCTCTGAGAGCTCTTTTTATCGTATTTGTCAAGCCCAAAACGCTGAATGATAGCACAGATCTTTGAAATATAATCAGGATCGGTAGCGTATCCGCCCTTCTTAATAATCGTAATGGCTTCGCGGTAGTCTTTAGCTTCAAGCAATCCGGCATAACGCTTCTTATCTCCGTCCATAGCGCCAAGCAGGTATGCAGAATGGTCCTTTATCGAATCCTCAATGCACGGATACTTCCTAAAGTAATCGTAAATCTGCGTACTCTTGCCGTTATAGACCTCCCATGTAAGGATCTTAACGTTGCTGCTTCCGTCCCAGACGCTCTTCCACGTATTACCGGACAGTGATACCTTCATACCGAAGCAGTTATTGGCAATCTTAGACAGGTTCGTGGTAACATAGCCGGACTCTAAGATCATCTGGGCTGCTGATACTGAAGGAAGGATTCCGGACTTATCGTTGGTTCGTACAAGTTCTAAGATCTTCTCAGCTGCCTGCGTCTCGGTAAGCCCTTTAAAGTCGCTTGCCTGCGTCCCTTTAATCGAACTCTTATTCGTATAGACGTTTCTACCCTTGTAGTCAAAGACAGAATATCCAGGGGGACAGGCTTCTATAGCGTTCTGTTTATTCTCGTAAGCCCCAAGCTGAGTGTTTGCTGCTTCCCAGCTGGTTCTAACACGGTAGTAATTAATACTCTCGTTATCTAAGCTGCTGCCAGTCTTGATAGCGTTCTTAACAGCTTTCCTGAAAGTCGCCATTGACAGATTAAACTGCGGCCAGATGTGAGAAGGATCAACGTGAGCGCTCGATAAACCGGCAAGTCTTCCCTCGTTATGCGATGAGATAAGGAAAAGACCCGAGGGCAACTTAGCCTCCGGGTCCCAATTGTATCTCTTACAAATATCAGCGCAAAGAGCTACCGCCGTATCGTAGCCCCTTAAGATGTCAGCTTCAAAAGCTTTCTCGTTAGTGACATTGTAGTTAGCACCACCGCCGTAATATTTCATGAAGTCTGACTCACAGATCTCGATCGTGATGAGGTTCCGGTTTCCGTACCCGGCATCAGCCCAGGTATAGTATTCTTCCGGAAGAGTCTGCAATACCTTACCTGAAATATCAGCATCAACGATATAGGTTACAGCGCAGGAAACAGAGCCCTGATTCCAGTAATCTGCTACTGCCTTAGCTGTCCCCTGAGCTGTGCCAATCGAATGGATCTGGATACCGATAGGCTTCCTAGTTACTGCCTGCTTATAGCAACGATTGTTCTTAAGATAGTACTTCTGAATATCAAGAGCCATAAGCCATCGCCTCCTTAACCCTTAAGCTGTTTTCCGATCTGGTTAATGCCGGTTGCTGCAAGTCCTGAGACAATGCCAACAGCCACAGCAGTAATATAATCAACCGCCGGGAAGTCAGGCATGTTAATGTGCTTTGCAACGACTCCAAGAATGCCGCCGGTAATCCCGACAACTACCGGAATGAATTTGTCATCAAGTTTATTTACAGTTTTCCAAAGCATCCCAACGAGGTAGCAGATCACTGTGATAGCTGCTACGGATGCAATTCCTAAAATGTCTGTCATAGTTTGGTCTCCTTTCTATAACAGTTTGTTTCGTTAAAGTTCCGCCTTTAACTGAAGAATTTGTAGGAGCGGAGGAACTTCAAACATTGCTACACTTGCAGTCTCTGTTCCTGTGTAGTCCGCTGAATACCTATCTAATGGATAAACGATAGGTATAACAGGAGAATCTTGCTTTTCTACCCATTTAAGCATTGTATATGCGGCATTCATGTTGTAATATTCATCAGACATCATCAAAGAAGCTATAATGTATGCGTATGTAGATATTACTCCCCTTCTTGCCGTAGCTGGATTAAATTCCTGATCCTTAACTTCTCCGCTTGGCAAGCAGCAGTCTAACATAAAATTACACCCATTATCCACTAAGTCATTATTAATCTTGGTATAGTGGTTCGCCATTACATAATCGAAATAGGCAAAACTCATATAATGCGTGTATCTAGATTTGCTAAGGCTTCCTTCCGGAAGCATTGTTCCATATGCAGAATTAGTGTGTATAACATTCAATAATGATGCATATGAATCGTTCAGATTTTCACCAAGATATATTGCCAAACTGATGTTATGCAGTGCTCCACATCTTGCGTTATTATTAGCGGATGCTACGCCTCTGGAATATGATAAAGGAATATCCCCGTACGTTTCAAAAACGTTTGAGAAGAATTTCCCGCTTTCTTTTATAATGTTTTTAAAGTATTCATTATCTGAACCAGTAACTTCAAGGCTTAAATAATAAGCTAATGGGAGATATCTGCTAAGAAACTCGACTCCCATGCCGCTTTGCCATTTTGCCATGATTCCAGTAGCCGTTGTGAGTCCACGGTCCGATGCGTGTTGCTTGTACTCTGCAATAACTTCTTGTAATGTTAATTTGTTGGTGTATTTAGCTACACAGTATTTTGCCCACATATCCATGTCGTAGTTATCGTGTTCGTAATTTGCAATTACATTCAACGACGTATGTATAAGGTGGGGCTTGCATGTTTCCGAAAACAAATGCGTTATTTTTTCTTTCGTAATTTTTGACGCAAACGAAACTAGCGGATTAATCTGTAAAGTATCTCCGTTTTCATACCCAAACATAATGTCTATTTTTCCGCCAAATACGAAATCTTTTGGTATATCCTTTGGGGTAGTTAAATCGCTGTTATCCCACCCGCATATAATCTGCCTATAACCGTTTGCGCTTAACACATTAGCATACGGTACAAAATTAGGAATCGTATTATACGTATCCGACCTCGGTATATTTCCTATTGAATAAATCACACTCGCATAACACGTTTCGTTGTTGTAGGTTATCTTGGCGTACTCAAACGGATAGCTTGAATGTTTGTCTGCATTTGTAACGCCGAGTTGGATGGCGAAAAGCATATTTCCAATTGTTCCAGAAGATATTGTATTTTTGGTGACTACGCTTGTGGTATAAGTGAATCTGTTTTTAAATATGCGATATTGTTCGTGAAATTTAAACATGTCGCAATCATGAACGATATCAACATCTTTGTATACAACTCCGCTTCCACTTATAGTCATAGATTCAAAACTACAATAATCCCTAAAATATGTGGTTGCATTATTGTATTTAAATCTGCTTTGACATCTAAAGTTGGTGTCTCCGTTAAGCGAACGAAGGTATTTATATCCAGTATCTCCTACACCATAAAAATAGTAATTTTTATTTCCCGAAGTAACAATGATATTTCTAGCTTCTACAGGATAGTCATTAGTCACTATTGGACTGTAACCACCGTGTGTTTTTGACGAATAAACTCTAATTCGAAATTCTTTTGTTTCTCCTGTGTTTATTGACGTATAGAACCAAATAGTGCCACATTTGATTGTGCCGTCATTCCACAGTGTCAGGTTATCGTCGTATAATCCGTTATCTTCAATACAACCTTCAAATTGGAATGGGATTTCATTATTGTTTTCATCAAGCAATACTATGTTATTAGACTTTCTACACTCACCTCGTTCGAAATTTACCTTAATTTGTGCAACCTGGTCGTTATAGTCAATGCCGCTTGGGTTCTTTATGGTCGCATAATATTCGGTATATAAATCGTTATTATCTGCCGGTTTTAACAGACTCTCTAAACCCTCTATTGCATAGGACGGTATTCCTTCTTTTGCTATGTTTTTTAAGGTTATAGCATCTGCTGATGCGTTTTCATATTTATCATCACAAATGAACAAGCTATTAATTGCATCTTCTAGGGATGTTTCATCTCCAGCATTATAGAACCATACGGCCATATAATTAGCATCACTAGAACTTACAACTATACCCTCTGTATCAGTTCCAAAATTATATTTATTAGTTATTGTGCTGCCTACACCAGGTTCGGTTTGCGAAAACCCAACTTGAAAATACTGTCCCACAGCTTTTTGTATTTTATAAGCAGTTGCCGGCAAACATGGCACAACAGCCGTTTTATTAGACGGCGATGCGTTTATCACTGTTCCGCTAATAGTAGCTGTTAGAATCTTTGATTCATCAACAATATTAATCGGACTTACGAACTTTAAATCACTCTTTAAATCAGCGATCCCGTCCCCTGTCTTCTTCGCATCCGCAGCCTTCCCGCTCTGTGTCAGTGTCGGATCAATCTCTATTATTTCTTCATTTAACGCATTAACCGCACTTTTAACGCTCTGTGCACTTCCAGCCAGTGTAGATCCTGTGTAAGTCTCAATGGCATACTTAGCCATGTTGGAAGCTAAGATTTTACCGGTTCCTGATGACCCGTCAGCCAAGAGTACTGTGTTGGCGTTGATGGTCGTTATAGAAGGATAGTCAGTTATCTTTGCCATCTAAATCCTCCTTTTTTTCATTTAATGCAGCCTCGTACTGGGCCTTCTCATTGCTATACTGAGTGGCCAGAGCCTCGTTGAGCCCCCGTACCAATGACTCCATTAAGGGAAGCACAATAATTAAAGGCAGCCCCGACGATGTAATATCATTGGTGACTGCCTGTAATAATTCCTCTCTTGCTACAAGTAAAGGTTTCTTTACCTCATTCATTTCCTATTCTCCTTTCAAGTACCTTTATGCGGTCGTTAGCTTCCTGCAAAGCCTTGACTAAATATCCAAGAAGATAGAACGTGTCAACTGCCTTAACATTCATGTTACCGTTCTTATCTTCGCCCCCGCCAACAGCCAAGTTCGGATCTAGCTCCTCTAGTTCGTCAGCGATAAACCCGATTTTCTGATGCTTCTTATCATCTTTCCAGTCGAAGGATCTCATTTTGATTTGCGAAACTAGGTCCATTGCTTTGGCTACTTCAGTATCGGCAATGTTCTCTTTGAGACGTTTGTCGGAAGAAGCTACACTTATACTATACTCCGACCAAGAGCTTCCGTTTCGATAAGACATAATTTTAGCGGTTGTAGTAGCACTATGCCAAAATCTCGAAATTCTTGCAGGTCCACCGTTTGCACGCTGTCCTGTGTAAATAACGTCACGCTTATCATTTAAGCCGTCTATAGGTTTACCTTCAAGTAAAGTACCGCTAATCGTTCCCGTTGCTGTGATGTTACCACCAGTACCGCTAGCTGTTTCCGTTACTGCGACATTATTAGTACTAATAGCACCGGATGTGAATGTCCCATCATTTGCAAACGTATACCTCGTGTCATAGCCGTTTTCCATATCTGCTAGCCTGGTCTCTGTTGCGTAAACAAGATTGAACGAGCTATCACTATTAAGCGGTCCAAATGCCCACTTGCCATCTTGCGTCCATATGCCGCCAAAACTGCTAAAACTAGACGTATCGGTGCTTCTCCAAATGTCTATAGCAGCTTCTGAAATGGCACTGATCCATGTTCCCCGTATCGGAGGCATGGCGATTCTCGTTTCATTGATGTCATCATAGATCATGAGACTGCCATAGAGATCAGCGCCGTTACCTATTTGGGTCACGACTCCACTGGATACTGTCGCACCAAGTTGAAGTCTATTTGCCTGTCCACCGATAGCAGTCCTAACTTCACTGAACAACGAATCGTAAAATATCAAACCCTCTTTTACAGTAAGCGCCGTTGCCTGAATCGCGCCTTTGATCTCGGCATCAGTAGCATGGAGGAAACCAGTGCTTCTAACAAAGAACGGATAATCAGTCCCGTTTCTAACCAGCATCACATGGGGATTTTCATCATCGGAACCGGACGTCGTACCGTCACCGAAGAACACATAATAGCTATCGTTTGCGGCGCTCATGTCATGATCAGTAAGCGTCCATCCACCAATCTTGCTGCCGCTAGCGGTAGTAACCTTTCCGAGAAATTCTCTGTTAACGGCTGGCGCAGTTACGTTAGATGTAATAGTCCCAGCATGGTTCTGAATCATAACCATTACCCGGTCATCGTCAGCCACATCTATCGTACTCATAACCGGTGTGTATATTTCAGATCCGTCAAATCTTACGAAGTACTCATCGCCAACCTTCTTAGCAGTACCAAATATAAATGAAGGCTCGCTAGTATCCGGAACTGTCGCAGCCATCTTTGCAAAGCTTTTGACAATGTCACTTGATAAGGCCATCTGCTATCACCCCCATAACTTTCTGGTGAATACTGCCACTTCTGAAACGGTGCATCCAGTTTTACATTCTATCTGTTGAGAAACGACTTTAGCCGTGATCCCTGTAATTCCTGATCTCTCGTAGTCGAGTCTCACACAGTCCTTAACTCTAACCTCGTTAAAACCATGAGAATATGTGAGCTTACAGTCAAGGGTCGAGAGCGCTTTAAGAGTGTTCTTGGCATACTCGTCAACTTCAGTCTGCGTAGCTACGCCGTAAAGCTCCGGATCAGTGACTCTATGAGTAATCTCTCTGCCCCTGCTAACAGTTGAGGTAGGAGAAGAAGGATCGTCGTTTTCTGCTCTTCCATACAAATATCCGTAACTCGTTGAATACAGTACCTCTACGACATTGGGAATCGTAGAAATGTCTCGCTCCATCTCTATTTCCGGAAGCAAAATTGAGCTATTGTCGTCTGTATAAGTAAAGACTGGCGTTAACGCTGCTGTGTCCTGATTCGGCGCAAAATATAAAGTTCCGTTTCCGTCCATGTCGAACGAGAAACCGCCATTTGCAATCAGGTCATTGCAGAAGCTGAACCAGTCATCGTCAATGTCACTAACGAAGTTATTGTTAAGCGTTTTATCACTTTTAGCAGCCACAACCGGGCATCTAATGTGCTCCGAAATGATCCGATAAGCGCTCGCCATAATATTCGAACCTAATGATACATTAAAGCCAATCGGAGGCTGCCCTTCTTTAAGTTCAAGTAACGGAGTGTATCCGTCAAGAGTATACTTGTGGTTTCTCCCGTCGAAGTTATCGTTCGGGGACTGCACTAAAAAAGTTCCGAGCGGTATCTTCTTCGCTTCCCCATTCTGAGTCACCACAAGATACGTCCTGACGTAACACTCGTCAATATCCTCAGTGACTTCAAAAGAAGCCGAGCCGAGGGTATCGGTGTCATCATCCCGATTGATCGAAGCAGATGTGAACATGTCAAGTCTCTTTCGATCTCTCCAAGTTCCAGGATCGACCTCATAGAACTCGTATGTTTGCTGCATGGACTTGGTCCAATCAATCATTTAGACACCTCCCTCCACTCTGGTAATCTCTAATGTCACCGGGACAACTAGTTCAGTATGTTTCCTTGAGAATGACACATTTACATGAGCCCAGTAACCGCTTCCGGACGGTTCTCTGACGTATACGTCTCCCATCCAGATGGCAAGTCTCCTTAAAGCGTAAAGTGTCTCTTCATCATCGGCACGAATATCAGTATTCCAAGTTGCTGTTTGCCCTATCTGTGTACCGTAGTAGCTTACAGGGCTTCTTCTGCCGATGTATTCTGTCATGGCTACGTCAACAGCGTTCTTATCGGCGACGTCAATGTTCCATGGCAGTCTGAGCAATGATCCGTTCCATGGTCGTTCCTCTCTTCCGAACTCTTCATTGCTTTGTTCTTCAAGATTGAAGCTAGACCATTTCTCATCCCACTGCAGAATAATAGCTTTCTCTTGAATCGGGTAACCCGGAAGATCGTTATAAGACACTGCTCCGGTACTGTTGTTCACAGCCACGATCCTGTATCTTGCATAGTCAAGAGCCGGATGCGGGTCTACGATCACTGTACTACCGTCATTTTGAATTTTGTCCATAAGGAGAGTGAACGTACCGTCGAACTCCCTTCGGTATACCGACAGAGTGACCCCTGCTATTAGATGCTCGATAACAATAGGGTCAAAGATTGTTGGTTCCTCCGAAGAGTCTGCAATATAGTCGCCATAACTGTCCTCTATATTTTGACCGTTACTGTCAAGCACGTAGCCATAGTACTCTGCCGGATCATCAGCCACGTACGGTCTAATGTACATTGACACACTGTCGGCGTCATTAATACCCATTTCCGCGTTTGGATCGACCGTCTCGTCATACCAGGATACTGTAAAATCTACAGTAGCGCTGGTAGATAGTCCGGCGTCCGTAGCCACGTTAGCAACAAGCGTATAGGAAATGTTATTGTCAAGATTAACGTCTCCCGCACCGATGCTGACACGTAACGGATTAGCCGATGTATCAAAGTTCCTGGAATATACTTCCTGACCTTCACTGATGAACTCGTCCTCGCCTCGATAGTCAACCGTTTCATAAGACTCGTTTGCAATAATTGACACATGATAGCTGATCGGTCGCTGCGAACTGAATCCGGTTGACAGTGTGAAAGCAATCGGAAACTGACCTATTACACTGCCAAGGCCCGTAATGCCAAGCGATACAGGAGCGTAGACATTGACAACTCGCTGCGTACTCCATTCCGAATAGTCAGCTATTATGCCTTTAGTCTTAACTCTCCAAAGGATCGTAGAGGAATCTTTATAGCCGTCAGTGTTAAGCTCATAGGAAGTTTCTGTAGTTAAATTGTAAGTATGAGGCAGTCCGTTAGTAATAACTTCCAGAATAGCTGCGGTCTGAGCTGAGTTATCTTCCGAATTGTGAACCCAGTTAAGTGTTACTCTCTCCCCTCCGACAACAGTAGTCGCTGATGACCAAGTAGTAGGCGGCGAAGGCTGCGTGCCAACAACGCACGAAACGATAGGAGTCCACCCGGAACTTCCCTGCTCGTTAGTGGCCCGGAGTCTAAAATACCAGGTCTGACCGGTGTCCATTCCGGTTATGTTAGCCGTCGTAACTTTTTCTACAGTAATAGACTGAACTTCGCTTGGTGCTGTGTCAAAGTAATTCCGGTTCTTAGTGTACTGAACTTCGTAGCTGTCAGCATTGCTTACAGCATTCCAAGTTACTGATACACTGGTCGACGAGGTTGCTCTGACACTATTAATCTTCGCCGGGTTAGACGGTATTGTTTCGACGTTATCTGAATACTCCGACCAGTCACTGTAAGTGCTAGACCACTTTCTAGCTCTTGCTCTAACCTTGTATCTGCTACCGGCGGCTACGGATCGTTTGTGAGAAGCATGATTCGTAGTAAGTTTTACCAGTGCAGTTCCGAGATTAGTTTTGTCATTTTGAATTATTTCAAACTCGATTGCGGTGCCGTCTCCGTAATAATTCACGGAGGCGGTCAGTGAGAAACCCGTAATCGATACGGTTGGTGTGGACGGCTTTTGTGGCGGAACATGTCCAAGATTGACCTTGACAAATGTAGACCATGCCGCCGTCCAGTAGTTAACGTCTTTATTGTTTACTTTATGTGTTGTTGATACCGGTCTTATTGTGACCTTAATCGCAGTGGCGTTGTCAGGAGCGGTGTACATTCCGTTTTTAACTCGTGAAGTTGAGTCCGACCCAACGAACCATACACTTTGATTCGTGGAATAGTACCACCGAAGCTCATACTCTTTGGTATGTTTCTTATTCCACTTCCACGTAGCGTAGTAAGTACGAGTTGTACCAGCTTGAAGAGTAACTTTCACGTTGGTAGCTTTCTTTTTACTAGCCATTTGCCCTCCTTTCCACCTGAGTTGCATGTACCAGATCCTTGATAGCCATGGCTACGTTACTGCCGTCGTCATAGGTAATTCCATCAAGGACATAGGTATTTCCGGCCGGCTTGTTATTAAGGCTGTTGCGAAGTTTGGAAATAGCAGAGACGACATCTCCGTTAGTAACCATGCTTCTGGCATTAACGTTTCCTCTAATAGCGCTCAGGTTCCCAGTAACCGGAATCGGACTGGAATTAAGCAGATTGCCGATAGAAGAAGCGCCATTTTGAATTTCGCTAAGGTCAAGTACTGGACGTATAACTGGACTCGAATCGAAGTCAGACGAGAGTATGTCCTTAACCGCTCTAGCCGCGTTATGCAGTCCTTTCCTTGCTGCGTCAGCCATTCCATAGCCGGAATCGTAGGCACTGCCAACGTTATCGTCGATAGCGTTTGTGAAGCCAAGGCCAAAGAAGTTACCTATTTCGTAAGCTTCCTTAGAAGGTGAATGCACCCTCAGTGCAGATCTAGCAGCCTCAAGTGCAGCAACTGCCATCGCCCTGGCAGCTATCATAGCCCTGAACGCACTGCCAGCTATACCGTTAGCAAAGCCAGCACCCATCTGAGAACCTGCAGAGTAGAACCCGCCAATATGTCCGCCGGCCTGATTCCTAGCTGAATTTATAACCTGTCTCATGGCATCTGCTGCAAGAGACGCACTTTGAGCAATTCCGTCAGCGAGCGCTTTTGCAATCGCCTTACCGCCATCGCTAAAGCCATCTGTTCTGACTGCTGATTTAGCAGAATCGACAAGACCGCTCATTGCACTGCTCATTGCGCCTGACTGTGCGCTAAGCCCACTTGCTAACGAGCTACCCATCTCTTTACCAGAACTGCTAAGATCAGCATTTGATCCAAGCGACGAAGTACTGTTAAGCTTGTCAACAGCAGACGAAATATCAGCAGCCGCAAGCTTATCTACAGCGCCAGTAAGTTTGTCAACGCCTGACGTATCAAGACCAGACAATCCAGAGATAGCATCTGAAAGAGTCTGTACACAAGATTTGAACTTGTCAATAAGACCCTTGTCGATAATATCTCCTTCAATAGTCACGGTTGACATCGTCTGCGTAGCAGTTGCAAGTGTCGACGTAGATGAAGCAAATGAAGACAAAGACTCTGTATCAATTGTAACGTCGGAAAGCCCGGAAAGCTCTTCAGCAAACTCAATAACTGCCTTAGCGAATTTCTTAAGAATGCCTTCTCCAGAAAACCAAGAGTCAGAAAGCTGCTGACCAGACAACTTGTTACCAATGTCAGCAAGAGATGAAACAGCATCGGACATCTTACTAATCTTTGCCGTGTCAACGTCATCGCCAATAGCTGTATCGAATGCGGCTAACGCTTCACCAAGTTTGGTTACATTCGTTTTAAATGCATCAAAGTCCGGTGCGCCGTTGAACCAGTTGCTGATCTTTTCAAATAACCCAGTTCCGGGAACTTCACCAAGAGCATCGGCAAGGGCAGAAATATCTTCAGATGGGACAGTGATTGATCCGATTTCGGTCATCTTATCCTGCCACACCTTAAGACTATTAGCTAAGGTGGTTAAATCTTCGCCAAACTGTTTAACAGCGCTTTGATCTTCACCAGTCAACATGCTGCCTGCCCACTCCATGAGCTTACCTTTAAAGCTCGTCCAGTTGATTTTGCCAATGCTGTCTGTAAGAGCGTCTAGTGCGTCTTCAGGAACATTAATCTCCTTAAAGCCGTTCATGTTCTCAGCCCACGTCTTTAAGCCATCGCTTAAAGCAGCAATATCAACGGCAAACTGCTGAACGTATGACAGACCTTCCTTGGCAGCATCATCCGAGCCAAGAATATCGCCAACAAGCCCAACAAGGTCAATACCAACCATTGCCAGAAGAACTTGCTTTATCGACTTAACGCCGGCATCGTCAATCGGCTTAACACCTTGCATGTTCTCACAGAACCCGGCTATTGCATCCGCGATTTCAGGAAGAACATTCATACCGCCGGCAACCATACCGCCAAGGAACTCGCCAATCATTTCGCCAAGTAACTTAGCAACGTCAACAAGAAACTCACAGCCGCTGAGTATTTTATCACGTATGCCTTCCGGTATTAAACTTGCTAGCGCGCCTACCACTCCGAACACAAGAGTGGCAATGCCAAGCAATACCAGAAACTGTCCAAATATAGGTATCGCTGCTGCAGCAAGCGGCCCGGCGAGGCTGATTAACAAGAACGCCGCAGATAACGCTATTATTACAAGTGAAATAGCTTCAGCGTTTTCCAGAGCACCCTCAACTCCAAGAGCATCCATTGCCCAAAGAACAGCACCTACAGCAACCATTAATAATATCATCACACCGGCATTAGCGAGAGCAGTTTTTGGATCCATTTTACCAAGCAAGTACAGAATAAGCGCTATTTCGCCCATTAGTGTTATCATCACCGCTGCTACAGGCATTAACTTATCTGCAGGTATGAGCGATAAAGCAGCTAAAGCAATTGTCATTACTGCAAATAGTAAAGTTAATGCTATGATGGTTCCTGTTGCACCTTTAACATCACCAGCAAAGTGCAGTACCAAAGCTAAGCAAGCAGCAATAAGTCCCATACAAAATATAAGCTTGATTATTGTGCCAGGATCATTTGGTATGGTTTCAAGTATCTTCATCGCTATTGCAAGAAGAATAAACGACGCGCTAATAGCCAATATTGTTAAAGCAGAGCCCTTAGCGTCCTTAGTTGCGTCGCCAAGCAACTTGAACACACCCCACATAGCGATTACAAGTATCGCAAGCTTCGGTATCACGCCAAGCATCTCGTCAACCTTGAATGCTTCAAGTATTTTAAACAATGCAAGCATCAGGAACATGGAGCCCATAATTGCTAGAATTGACACGCCCTGTCCAAGTGACGCACCAAACTTCTTAAGAAGAGCAGAAACGCCAACTAATAAGCCCAGCGCGATTATTACGTACTTAGCATTTGCTACTATAGCGTCGCCATCTAAGTGCTCGATACCTTTAAGGGCTATTACTAGCAAAAGAATGGCACCGGAAATTATGAGTAACGACTCAGCTGCTGTTTTGAGTCCCTTAAGATCACCAAGACGAGTTGTAAGCCGTGCAAACAAATACATGATCGCCATTAAAGCGCCAACTGCAACTACTCCTTGTATGATCTGACCTCTCTCAAGCTGTGCTAAAGCGTATACCGCAGCGGCAAGAACTCCAATAGCTGCCGCCATTTCAAGTAAACGCCTAGCATTTAGTTCGTTTGCCTGCGCATCAAGCTGCTTTTTCAACGATGAGAAAATACCAGAAACAGATTTGACTGTCTTAAATAAAAGAAAAGCTGTAACGAGACCCAAAATTGGTTTGAAATCAATCCCACTAATAGCTTCTTTAATCTTTTCAAACGCTGCTTTAATTCTATCGGCAAAAGACGTAACTGTTCCGGCAGCTTCATCCGTGCCAGATTCAAGATCGGATGTTTTGTCTTTACTAAAGATATCGAAAATATCCTGAATCGATTTTGGCATCGTGAATGCTTCAAAGGCTTCTCTAACACCGTCAATGAACGAGTTGACTCGATCCAGAAAGTCGTTAAAGATAGCACCTATCTTAGTTCCGCTAAACCAAGTCGAAATATCATCCCAGAGCTTCTTAACCGCATCTCTAAGACCCTGAAAGCCCTGGAAGTTTGAGAAGTAACTTCCAATTGTGTTCTTAAAGGACTCAAATACCCCGGCCAGTGTATCAAGCTTCAATCCGCCCATTTTCTTGACACTGTCAATGAATGAGTCGATCCTCGGCTTAAGACCAGTAAAGAAGTCACCAATGCTGCCAAATGCTTGTTTAAATCCGTCTTTGAATCTTCCAAGGTTTGCCTGTATTTTCGGCAAGTTCACAAACCTGTCGAACAGATCTTTAACGAAGCCAACTGCTCCCTTCGCTGCGGTTCCGGCATAGCCGAATGCGAGCTTAGCAAAGTTACCAAATTTAGTCAAGGCACCGCTAATAGACGGTAACTTGATCTTGTACTCATCAAGAATTTCTTTGATCGACCGGCCAAGACTTTCAAAAGCAGCCTGAACCGGTTTAAAGCCCGGGAAGTTCTTAACGTAGTTAACAATAGTTTCTTTGAACGCCTTAAATATAGCCGTAAGGTTTTCGAGCTTGAAACCGTTAAGTTCTTTGATCTTAGCTTTGAACTCGTCAACCTTCTTCTTAAGGCCATCAAAGAAGGGACTAATGCTCTTTCCTGCAGCCTTAAAAGCAAACTTAAAGCGATTGAGCGCCCCGGTTACTTTCGGAAGTTTTATGAAGCTATCAACCCAGCCTCGAACTTTAGCACCAACTGTAGTTGCTTTTCCTCGTACAAAGTCTAAAGCTTTACCAAGAATGTTACAGTTTACAACCCAGTCGTGAAATCCGGTAACGAGCCGGCCTATGGTTCCGAGAATTCCTAAAATATCAATTCCGAGACCGTCAAGAATGCCTCTAAGTACAGTAAAGCCAGCACTTCCAAGCGTCTGAACCGTTTTAAGACCTAAATCAAGAACTGAAAACAATCCAGAGAACACCGATCTTAAGTTCTCTCCTGCTTCAGTAAACTCTTCAATGTTTCCATCTTCGTCAAGAGTAAAGAACAAATCCTGAAAGCCCATCACAGCATCGTGAATGGACTCTATAATATTGTAGATACCGGTTGAAGTCCAAGACGGAAAAACATCGCTCCATGCAGTCTTAACAAGCTCAATCATATGAATCAGGTTCTGCATACTGGTCGTAAGTGACTCGGTCCACAGTTCCCGTCCAGTAGGTTTAATCTCGAAAAGTTCCTTTAGAACAGCCTCGACACTTTTGCCTTCTTCTACAGCTTTACGTAACTGTTTAACCTGCTCTTCAGTAAAGCCAAGACCACGAAGCTCTTCATCGGATAGCTTGGAGATAGCATCGGCAGCATTGCCACCAAAATAGCCCATCTCCTTTAAGCAGTCGACCATCTTCTGGGCATCTTCCTGACCAAGCCCGAGCTGCTCTCTCATAGTATCAAGTGTCCGCTCAAGTTCTTCAACCTGATAGGTGCCGTCGCCAAATATAACAGACTCAAGATCCTTGGAAGAATACTTATCAAGCGTGCTAAGAAGCTCTTTAAACGTATCGTTACTCTCTTTAGCAGTCTGCATCTGCTTAAGAAGATCCTGGTCAACATCAGAAACAACGCCGCCCAAATATCCCATGGACTGCAAAACTTCGACAAGAGCAGCACCCTTATCTTGGCCAAGCTCCATGTAGTCAAGCATACTGTCAAGAGCGTCTTCAAGTTCAGCTACCTGAGTCGTGCCATCACCAAATACAACTTTGCCAACGTCAGCAGCATCGAATTTGTCAATAGTATCAAACAGCTTAGCAAACTCGTCATCAGCATCTTTTGCAGCTTCAACCTGCTTCAACAGTTCCTTATCGACATTACCGCTAACACTGCTAAGTAAACTCTCGTAAGCGGTTTCAAGGTCGGTTACCGTGATTACGCCGCGCTCTAAGGACTGCTTAAGCCAGTCTTCATCGTCAGCAAACTCTGTAACAGCATTCTCATGATCCTTAACCGCCTCACGAAGCCTGGTCATGTATCTGGAAGAAGTGATTCCGGTTTCAGCGAACTTGTCCCACTCTTCCTGACCGATTGCAGCCGTAGTATCCATTGCCTCACGAAGAAGCTCGTTTCTGGTGTTACCGCCTTCTGCAAATATCTCGTAAAGATCGTTAGCAAGACCTGTCCAGAGCTCTTTAGCCTGAAGGTAGTCACCGAACATGATCTCAAAGGTGTTCATCCACCCGGTTGAGACAGCGTCCTTAACAGAATCTACGGCTTCCTCAAAAGTCTTTGCTTCCTGAGCTGCCTTAAACGCTTTTAAACCAAACTCAAACTCTTCCGAGCCGAGCTCTGTTAGCATTTTCTTAAGCTCATCAGCAGAAACGCCAGCTTTCTTTGATGCCGCGTTAAGATCAAGTGTTCCTTCTTTGAAGTCCTCTACGTATTCGAGAAGCTGAGAAGTTGTGATGGAGTAGTTAAGTGCCTCCATCGTATCGTAAAGTTCGTTCGTAAACGAGCCATACTGGTCAAGCGTTTTAAGAAGAACTTCACTTGAGAACCATTCGTCGCTAAGACTCTGGTTAAAATTGGTTACACTTACTTCATGGTTCTTTAAAGTCTCGTAAAGTCCGTCGCCTTTTTCTTTAAGCGTGCCAAGCTCTACAGCAGTATCGATAGCGGTCTGCTTGAACTCAGCAGTGGCCATGTTAGCGTTCTCAATAGACTTCCAGTCCATGAGTTTAACCGAGCCAACAGCAATAGCCTGCGAAAGGTTATACATCGCTCGGCTAGCTTCGCCAACATTAGCACCCGAAATAGCAGCCCAGTTTGAAATACCCTGCATGGATGTTACAGCATCGTCAAGCTTAACGTTGTTGCTGGTAAACTTACCGATGTTGCTTACCATGTCAAGGAAGTTGTAGGAAGTTTCGTCAGTGAACCAGTTCAGTTTCTCAAGCTGACCATTGACGAACTCCATCTGCTCGCCCTGATCGGCGAAGTCCTTGGCAGTAGCCGCCATAATAGTCTGGACAGCACTGGTCTTTTCGCCGTATTTACTGAAACCCGCGGAAATCTGATCGACGGTTACCGACTTCACGAAGCCTTCAACAGCGTTCTTGGCTTTAATCGCTTCATCTGCAATCCAAGCAAAAGCAACGACAGACTTAAGGTCATTTAACGCCCCTCTAAGATTGTGAACGCTGTTCGTAACAGAATTCACGTCTATCTTATGAAGAGACGCGTTCATGTCGTCAAAGTTTTTAGAAGAGGAAGTGAAGTTAAACGCTTTCTTAAGTTTCTCTAATGTAGATAAGCTGGTAGTGGCATTTGACTCAAAGTTTGAGTTATTAAGCTCAAGCTCAACTATCTTTGAGTCAACAACGTTACCGTTACTCATACACGTGTAACCTCCTTCCATGCATTTTCAACAATTTCGTCAAATATCGGTTGAATGGCAGGATTGATGTAGTCTCTTCCTTCTACCCAGCCACCAGTTCCGGTCCCATGCCCGTACTGCAGAATGATAGCAATGTTAACACCCTTATTAATGTTGTCATTATGGAAGCTAAGTTTAGCTCCCTGAGGGCCATTTTGAATTTCGTAACGCCAAGAAGACGCAGTAACTCCAGAATCCACCGGAGTCGCTGAAGATAGGGCCGAAACGCCTTCCTGTCCGTATTTGTCAAGGATTCCGAGCCTCAATTTCTCTTTGGCTCGCTCTAGCCATCTTGTAACTTTCGAAAAGTCGCCCTTAGAGGTGATCTTAATACCTGACATAAGCATTACCCCCTCGTATGGTACTTAGCTTTTCTGGCTTCATTCCTTGCTCTATTCATTTCTGCTATCTGCCTTGCGTTCATCTTCTTACTTGGCTTATTCTTTTCAGAGCAAACCCTGATCAGCATGATCAGCCTGTTAATGTGCCACTTCTGAAACTCAACAGGCACGTTATAAGCTATCATCCAATAGTAAATCAGCTCAGAGGTGATGTACTCCCCGGACTGTTTCTTATCATTTCCGAGCGAGTTGATCTTAGTTGCTGTCATAGGATCAGCAATGTAATCATTGATCCTCTGAACTTCAGAAGCAGGAATCCTTCTATACACCAAATCGTCGACTTCCTGATTAAGAGTCATACATTTAATATAGTCGTAGATCTGCTCGTCGTTCTTCTCTGTTTCAAAGAACGGTAAATGCCACTTAGATTCCCACTTCGAAATGGAAATGAGAGAATGCTCAAGCTTTAAGGTAGCCGGTTTTGTGTAGAAGAACTCTTCCTTCTCTTCGTCCCACCATTCTCCGCCGGGAATAGTTATTTGAAGCATTCTCTCACCTCACAGTCTATTTATTTAGCAACCTCAAGCTGGGCTGCCTGTGTTTTCTTCTTAAGTTCTTCAGCAAACTTAGCCGGAAATACGTTATAGATAAAAGCTTTCATAAGATCCTCAGATCCGGGTCCTACGAACTTATCGATAACGGCATCGAACGCTGCTGACTGCCGGAAGTCGTTACGTTTTTCTTCGCTCTTACGGAAGTACTTAGCGTCATCACTCATTTCGCCGTAAGAGAACAGCACGAGCTTTCTAAGCAGCATGTACATGCCCATCAAGCGCTCTTCTTTCATGAGCACTGCAATGTAGTCAGCATTAAATTCCGGATCATCCTTTGCCAGGTTCAAAAGCTCATCTTCGGAAAAGTTAAATCTGAAGGTTTCTTCCTTCTTTTCGCCAAGGAAGTTCGGGTATTCTACTGTAAGTTTAAACATTCGTTTTCTCCTTTCGTTAAATAGGGACCGCCAGCCTTACTGAATACGGTCCAAAACAGGTCATTTTGATTTTTATTAAACAGCAGCCTGTATGATCGTAACGATCTCATCCGGCAGAGGAAGTCTGGCCTCTGCGTTCTCGCCGCCATAGAGAACATTCTCGATAGCCTTAAGCTGCTTATCAGTTACCTTCGTGGAATCGATGGTAACTGTAGCAGTTGCTTTGTGGCCAGTTACGTTAACAGGAGTTGTAGTAATCGTGAAGCTCGGGTTAGCAGCTTCAGGAGAGTCGTTAACTGTGGAGTGGCTGGTCTCAGACGGAGAAGCCTGGCAGTTGTATACACAGTGGATCTTATAGCCCTTATTCGTACCCTCGGTATCGTTACCAACCAGAGTACGATAGCAGAAGCCGAACGGCTTTCTTGTCTGCTGACCGATGGATACGCCATCAAGCAGGGAAGCTTCACCGTTGTTAACCGCAAATTCGTCCGGATAGGTATAGCACTCGATCGTCAGGCCATACTCTTCGGCAGAAATCAGGTTCAGGTACTTAATGTTGTCGGCGTACAGAGCTGTAGATTCAGCACCGGACGGAGACTCGTTAACAGCAGTAAGACCAGACCAGGCTACGCCGTTAACAAAGGCATTCTGGGCGTCAAGCTGATAAAGCACGCCTCTGTCAACACCAGTTTCATAAATATGTTCACCAATTTTGTCCCATTCAAGTCTAGGCATATATGTGTCCTCCTTAATAATAGATTATGAAAACATCGTGATTTAAGTTGTCCGCATAGTAATGGCGATTATAGCTACAAAGCGGCAGCTTAAGAATCGCCTTAGTAATCTCGCTATCCGGATTACGGTCAATTACTGTTATCTGATAGCCAATTTGTATTCGATAGGGGAGATTGTCGGCATGATCAGTATCAGTTCTCGACCGTTCATAGCGGATAGCGGGATACGCCATTTTCACACTCGACGGAGGCTGATAATACACATGGGCTCCGTAAGTGTTGGCAATCTCTTTCAAGAGATCGTCAAGTTCAATCCGTCGGTCCATTGTATACACCTCCAAGAGTGAGTAAAAGACGCGGTGCTTCTACGGTTACGTTAGTGACTTCCCACTTAGTTCCCATATACACCGCGTATCTAATAGCATGGAAGTTTTCGTTAGCGTAAGCATCAGCCAGAATGCTAATCTCGTTGTTGATGGCAAGGTCGTCGAGCATCTTATCGGAAGACTCGTAACGCCTTGAGTTCCTGCGAACGTCGCCATAGTACCACCCTTCACGTATGACTTCTTCCGTCACGCTATGCTCGTCCTCTACCTGAGTAGCAAAGCCAATCGGCCCGTAATACTTATTCAACTAATCACCTCCATTTAGGCCATTTTGATTTTTAGATCAGCCTGCGGGTTCTGTGGTTTCATTACCAGTGGTTTCACCGCCAGCGGTAGTTCCGGAAGTAACCTGCTCCTCAATAGCGATTGCAGAGTAGATTCTAGTAAGAGCACCAGACTGTCTTCCTTCCAGAAGGCTCTTCTGCTGGTTGAAGTCGATATCGAACTGAGTAAAGTGGGTCACCTGTCCACCCTTGGTAGCACCCAGAGAATAGTCAGCCAGGTTCACGATCAGAGCATTCAGCTGCATCGTCTTGCCGTTAACGGTTCTGGTCAGGTTCTCAAACTTATCAACCGTGTAGATGTTGCCAACGTTGAACGCTGTAGCCAGTTCCTGCTTAGAGGAATAGATTCTGCGGCCGTTCCGGTCTCTGGCCAGCAGCATAACGTTCAGCTTGTGCGGATGAATGAACATATCCGGTGTGCCGCTGCCCTTATAGTCCTCACGAGAATACAGGCAGGCGTTGATCATGGCTTCCGCTTCCTTATAATTGTCACCGAAGTACCCAGTAGTATTGGAACCCTGAAGGTTATCCTTCTCGTTGGTCATATCGTAGTGGATTGTGTACAGATCATCGTCTGTCCAGATCGGTCTGATATGCTCCGGGAAGATTCTATCCGGATCAGCGTCGTCTCTGCCGTCACCGATCATGATAGCGGTAGCCAGCTCTTCGTTGTACATCATGCGGTCAATGTTGTACAGATACTGCACATAATCGAAATCGGTAATATCAACGATATCGTCACGATGCAGGGCGTTCTTTACATAGATCGTCTGCGGATCGGTTGTACGTCTTGCCAGTTTGATGTTACCGGTCTCAGTCTTTTTGCGGCCCTTCTGATAGCCTTTAGCACGAAGCTGTGCAGCGACGTCAGAAGATCTGCGGATGTCAACCTGGCTAGTTCTGATACGGGAAATCGGGCTCTTGTGTACTTTAGCCATAACAGTGCTGATCCATCCCTGGTCGTCAGTTACCAGTTCAGGAGCGCCCGGGCGAACGTCTTTGTATTCCGGCAGGATCGCAGTAAAGGACGTATACATAGAGTCGATGCCTTCTTCTGCAAGCGGCGTAGTATTGTCAAAGCCTGCTACCGGAGCAGCGGAGTCAGCGTGCATCAGCTCGTTATCTTCCATAAACTGCTGCATAGCCATTTTAAAGGTTCCAAGGCGGCTGTCTTTAGCCATGTTCAGGATCTCTTCCTGATCGGCATGGCTAAGAACGTTGCTGCGTCTGCCAGTTTCGTTTTCAAATGCGTTGTATTTCATAGTGTCGTACTCCTCCTCACCATGCTGTACTTCGTCGTCATCGTCTTCATCATCCGACGGTTTCTTGTTTCCTTTTGATGCTTCATCCATCAGATAAGCAACTACACGGAGCTGCTCATCAGTCATTTCATCCAGGACGTCCTGTACGGATCTGCCCTCGCCGCTTTCTTTCTTTTCTTCTTTCGGATCGGCCACTTCTTTTTCCTCCTTATCAGCGTGCTCTAAATCTTCGAGTTCCTCTATCTGATAACCGGTAAACAAAATAGCCTCTGTATCAGACATATCGTAAGTACCGTCAGAATGAGCCAGCACTGCATTGTCAATAAATGCTCCCGGATTTGCACCGCCATACGGTACAAGTGATACTTCTCTGATCTTTCCTTTAAGAACGTTTCCGCTCTGCTGCTTCAAATGCGTTGCATAGATGCTGAGGTAACGAATATCACCGTGAGCAACTTCTTCTTTTGCTCGCTGTCCGTCCTCAGAATTGTTAAAGCAGCCATATGTGTATACGCCGTCAGGCTTATTCACAAGCAGAGCGTGACCAAGAATCGTCTTGGGCCCACCGTGATCGTGTCCCCAAACAAGTGGGACCGTTTCACCGTCACACTCTTTAAAGGCATCTGCGCGAATCGTTCTTCCATCAGAGCAAAGGAGATCATTTCTGGTGGCCCATCCGCCAAAGTCATAGCGTTTTTTAGCCATTTTGATTTTCCTTTCTGTTTTTGTTTTGCCGTTAGGTCGTAATCCTTTCTCAAGAGTTAACGTATGTCTTCCTCTATGTTGTTAGTCTTATCTAACCTTTAGGCAAAAGAAAAACTCAAATCTTCTTTAAGATCTGAGCTACATTATTACTGTGTTTATCTGTTTCGTCCCCAGCCGGGGTTTCTGCCGGAGGTTGTTCATCCTGCTGTGGCATGTTCGAGTTTCTAAGTTCGTCAGCCTGAGGATTGTCAGACGGACGATAGCCAATGATCTGTCTAACTTCATTAGAAGACAAGATCTCGTTTCTCGTAAATTTGTCAGCGATCTCAGCAATCTGCTCAACCGGGGTAAGCTTAAACGGATCACGGAAGAAGACAATGCTTTGTCCCTGTGTCCTAGCTTTCTTGGTTAAGAACTTCCAGCGCATAGCGTCGACTATTGCTGAAATGATTGGTTCGATTGTCCTCGACTGGTAATTAAGCATTGTAGCTGCATCAGCGGTTCCTTCAAAGACTGCTTTAGGCATACCAAGCTGCGAGAAAAGCATATTGGTATAGTACTCAACCTGTGTAAAGAGCTGATTCTCTACAGCGCGGTTCAGCTGAGTTACCTTCTCAGTACCGTCAATGTAGGCAATACCATACTTTGAACCTGAAAGCTGCCGTTCAATCTCTTTACGTCTACCTTCAGCTCTCTCTTTTCTCGTCTTCGAGCCAACACCATAAGGCACCTGAATAATCAGGTCAAGCTTGCCAGAACTAGACTGCCTGTCGATAACGTCAAGCATCCTTAGCTTACTAACAAGTCTCTGGTAGATCGAGTTTGGCTCGTTCATGATTGCAAAGAATGGATTCTCCGGCAATGCAACCATGGATTTAGGATAAAGCCGCTCCTCTTTCCTTCCGGTAATCTCATTGTAGAGAAGAACCGTTACATGCTGCGGATACCAGTGCGTAACTTTACCAATTCTAAGCGAACCGATGTCGTAAGAGGCCGTGATTCGAGGATCCGCCGTAGCTTCTGTCGGAACTATTGCAATAACTCCTTCGTCAAGTAATGACATAGCTGCGTCCTGAATGAACGATCTGCCAGACTGATCACAGTTTGCTGCCACAGTAAGACACTCGTTAAACGCAGAAGTCATCGGGCCTCGATATCGGTTCTCTTCATCCATTCTGGCGTGCTCGATAGAGTTGGACGCTACGTCCACAGCGATACGATTAAGGATAGCAGTAATCATCGATCGCTCGCTGCCTCTAGAGAGCCTATAGTAGTCAGGACGATAAACGTCGCCGGTTTCCATAGTTACCATCGGGGTCGGATCACGACCCATAAATGCGTTCCAGCCATGCTGTAACCTATCTTTTAAACTCATTTTGATTTTTACCTCTTAGACCACATCACCTTCCGATGAGTCCAGTTTCTTAAAGACGTTTCGTACGGTACAAATTTACCATTTTCATATGTGCCAGTTTCGAGATCTTTAATTTTAGTGTCTCCGTATTTTCCAAGTACACTGTCAACGTACTTCATTGACGCTTCATCAAACTTACGGTACGCTTCGCCGACACTTTTGTGATAGGCATCTACATCAATGCCTTTGTCGCGTGCGTACAGATGAAAAGAATCGATCTCATCCTGGTCAAAGTCTTCATCTGTATACATGTATCGCCATTCATCTTTTGTATAGCCATACTTTTTTCCGTTTTCTTCATACGTGGCGTCAGCAGCTTTTGCGGCATATTTTCTACGTTCTTTATCGTTTCGCCAGTATTCGTCCTCTAAGCGGTTCGATTCTTTATATGCAGCTTTCGCCTTTTGCATGGCATCGTATTCTTTGTTTTTAGGAAGAGTACTTTCGTTGAAAATACCGAAACGGCCTCGTCCTGCTTCCCTGACCATTTGCTTAGCGTATCGTTTCTGCCCAGCATCAGTTAATGATCCGTCCGGATTCTGGAAGCGACGGACACCCCATTTCTGACCTTTGATGCCGTGGTGCTTTAACTCAGGCTCAAACGGAACGGCTTGAACACCGTAATACTCAGATTCATATTTCATTTCAATCACCGCCAATCTTTATCGGCCGCTTTTCAAAAGCGTCGAAAAAACCGTCCAGATCGGCAGTTGGACAGAAAGACGACACAGTCCCGGTACGTTTATCAACTGCATAGTATGGAGCGTTAAAATCCGGCTCACCGGGTTTTTCAACAGCGACGAACAAATAGTACCGCCTGTCATAATCAGCGCCAGAAGTGACCGTAAGTTTGGGATACTTCTGTGTGATAAGCTCAGCTGCTCTACTAGGTCCTATCATGAACGGCACACCTCCTTGATCGTTTTGGCATTGAAATCGACGTTGTCTAATCTTGCGTATGAAACACTCTGGCAACGCTTCAAAATTTTCCTAGGATTCTTATATGTTCTATTAGATTGAGTACAACGTATTACTACGTTATCGCCATGAACTTCATAGACCATACTGTGGCCACCACCGCCAGCGCGATAATCCCACTGAACCATCAGATTTCCACGAGCACCGTTGCCTTGCTTTTTGAGCTCATTAATGGCAGCGTTTGATAAAGCACTATGCGTAATCGCTTCCATTCGGTCAGGCTTGTATGAAATATTCTTAACTTCAGCTTTTGGAAACCAACGCTTTACGTCATTGCTTGTGTAACCAAACGATGCCTTATTTGCAGTAACGTCATATCCGCGACGCCTCATTTCATAAGTAGCTGTGCAAAGCATGCAATTATTCTTGGTATTGTCGTTAAAGTTCTTAAAGCCAGGATTGACCATCTTAGCATCCTGATTTTCATTCATATCTTTTTGTTTAAGTTTTAAACCTGTCTTTTTATCAACCTTATCGTTCTTGGCCAAGAGTTTGTCTACTTTTGTTGTCAAAGAAT